CTAAATTTTCCCGTTTAACATATCTATCTGGTCATCGTTCATCCGCACGATCCATTTTGAGTATACGGTGTAAACCATACGCGCATTTTTATGCCCCATCTGGCTGGCAATGAACGATGGATTTGCACCAGCTGATAGTAACCAGCAGGCATATGTATGCCGGGTGTGGTAGGGACTACGATACCTTACGCCTGATTTTCTCATGGCGCCCGGCCATGTCAGGTTAATCGTGCTCTGAGAATAATGCCTGCTCATTTCCCCTTCATCATGGTTGGGCACGAAGCAGAATCTCAGGCTTTGCTTTTCAATTTTCCCGCGTTCGCGGTGGTAAAAGTCGATATCTGCGGGCACCTTATTGCCAGTAAGCTCGAATTGCCTCGTTAACGCTTCCAGAGCCGGTTTTAGCAGCTTTACTGTCCTCACACCGGCGTTTGTCTTCGGTGGACCAAACTTCTTTGTGAGCGTCATTGTACGCTTAACATGGACCTCGCCATTTTTTAGATCGACATCCTCCCAGGCCAGACCGGTCAATTCCCCATGGCGTAAGCCGGTATAGACGGCAAACGTCCAAAGGTTTAAATGCTGACCCTGCCAGTGCTTAGATAGCTCCTGAAATTCTTCTTTCAGCAATGGGTCTGGATCAAGTTCAGATGTCTTCAGACTCTTTATGTTCTCAAACGGCTTGTGCTGGATGTAGTTACTCTGGTGAGCGAAGCTGAGCATTCTGCATAATTGCCCCATGAAGGCGTTAACAGTTCTGACGGTGCGTTGCCCATCGGATCTGGCCTTAAATTCCCCTTCAAGTAATTTCTTCCTGTACAACAACATATCGTTTAGCTGAATTTCTTCAAGAGAAGTACATTCTCCGATAATTTTCGTGAAGAGAGTACTGACCGAGCGAGTAATCATCATCGTTGCCGGGCTGATCTCCACCTCTTTCACTGCGTGATATGCATCGCAAAGCTCTCCAAATGTTAAGACGCTCTTTACAGGCGTCGAGAACTTCTTCAGTGCTTTGCTCTCCGGAAAGCGCTCTTCGTATTTGAATGTACCCAGCTGAATTTCAGCGCATATCAGCGCTCTCAGGTTGCCGGCTTTCTTGATGTTGGAATTGTTCACCACCCAACCCTGCAAAACTTCCCTGCAGCGAATATTCTTATACTTGAATGATATCCTCAGTTTACCGTTGTGGATTTCAACACCGGTAGGAAAGCCTGCCATTACGCGTCCTTAATGAAATGGTTTATTTTGGGGTAGTTGTACCAGGCAAGTCCTTTCTCAGACTCTGTTCTGCCATCGGCGGTAACGTATTTAAAATGGATGCCGTTGACCCATGATTTAAGACGGTAGCTCTTGATTTGCCCACTTGAGAGCCCAGTTCTTTCGGTGAGTTTGGCCTCAACAATCCACTCTTCGTTAAAAATTACCTGTGACATAGTTCACCTCAGGTAACCGGCATCAGTATAAAGATGCCGGTTAAAAATAATTGATATTCCGATATCAGGAGGCCTGACCGGGTAAGGAACGAAGCCGACGCATGCCCGTCATTGCTGTAGCCACATAGCTCGCCTTACGATTCACTACTTCAACCCAAACTTTCACACCCTCAACTCTTACGGTGTAGGTCTCTTTCATCTTGCTTCGCCCGTAGTCGCCGTAACGTTGCTGATGGGCGGTGAGCGCGATGTCACATGCCTGCCGAGCCAAAGGGGATTGCTTACTGCCTCGATTGATCAGTCGCATATAGTCTCCTTAAGGGGAGAGTTGTCCCTCCCAGTCTCGTTAAGCCACGTATTCCGGTTTCATATCCGCCAGGGTGATGCTGAACTGATCGTGCAGTTCATCTCCCAGGTGCCGCTTTGACGATGCCAGCACGCGTTCGGCTTCCGCGAACCGCTCGGCGGCATCCGGCTCATCGGGCTGGGGCAGGGAGTTGATCGCCGCCTCCACCTTGTTGCGAGCATCTACAAGGTAGTAACGCTTCACCGCTTTGTTTTTCAGTTCAGTGAAGAGAGCTGAGCCTAGCGCCGCTTTAGCAGTTTCGATGTCTGCGCGTAGCGCTTTGGCGCTATCTACATCCTGAGCGGCCTCGATGCGGTCGCGGAAATCATCGGCCAGAGTGTTGATATTTGCGGATGACTCCTGGGCGTTCTGCGTGGTTGTAACATTGTCACCTTTGATATCAGACAGGCTCAGTTTCTGGGCAGGTGCCGGGTTGATTTCCCATTCGGTATGTTGCTCGAGCTCATCTGGCGTATAAACACCGAGGATCACATGTGGGCAATACAACCGTGCCCAATATTTAACGCCGAGGTAGGCTATTTGTTGGTCTGGTTTTGAAACCCACAATGGCGAATTTCGGGTAACCACCTGAGACAGGTAAAGAGGTTTATCCCACGTGATTTCACTTTCGCCACGTAGAATGGCTCCAACCTCAACGTACAGCCCTTCTTCGTCTTCATCAGTCCAGTCGCGAACACGTTCGGTAACGGTGTACTTTCCATTCTTACCAGTTTTCTCACGCGACACTTCTTTGGTTCTGGTGCAACGTGTCCAGTCACCGCCGTAGCGATAATGGAAACGGCCATGAATGGCACTGGAACTGGTGATTACGGCATTAACTAGCTGCGCTTCGTAACCCAACTGACCGTTAACCAGGTGAGTTTTTTGTGCCACCGCGTAAGGGTTCATACCCCACTGCATAGCTTGCATTACGATAGCCATACAATCAGCAGGCTTTCCTGCAAGATGCGCCGGCACGGTGACGACAGATTGAGCCATCAAACCGGCGAAAGCCTGTAGCTGGCCCAAGGCCTGGACATTGAAAATTGAGTTACTGGCAGAGATAGTGTTCGGAGCCTGCTGCTCAGCAGTTACGATATTCATGTTTTCCATCATCATTCCCCTTATGCCTGAGAACGCAGCGCTTCAAGGCGGTGCATGTCAAAGTCGTTCAGTTCGTCGGTGTAATCATTGGTAATCGGTGCTGGCCACTCGCCAGTATCGAAGCCAGTGGCGATGGCACGCATTGATTTACGGTACTCAAGCATGCCCAGCTCCAGCAGTTCTTCTGATGCCTCAATGATGGCGATCCAGTGGTAGTTCTCGTCTTTGTTGACGAATATCCAGAAGAACTGATCCAATGCTGCCGTTTCGCAGTACATTGCCGCGCTCAGGTGGTAATCACGTTCAATAATTTCTCGGTGAAGTCTGGCGCGCAGGCTTTCCTGCTTAACATTCCACATGCTGATAGTTTTCAGGTCAGTGCCGATACGCACGCCGTCCAGGTCGATCTCGACGTCAGGGCGCACACGAACCTCCAGACCTGTCTCCTCGTCAAAGCCGAAGTAGCTCACCTCAACGGCACGGCTTGGGTGCTGGAGCAACATGCCAGCTGTTGGATGTGCCAGTAGTGCGGACTGAATGGCCTGGGCAGTTGCCAGCTGCTGGCGCGTCACCAGAATTTTGTCGCCAGGGTTGTCGCGCCACGCATCAAGCAGTTCGTCAGCGAATACCGCATCCGGCTTCACAGACTTCACCGTTTGGATCATCTCCGCTTTGGTACCGGAAACTTTTAGTGGTGCCCGTTTCTGCGCTTCCTGCGCCACCAGGTCAGGGTTGATGATAGCCAGCTGCTCCAGCAGCGCGTCACGGCTGCCATTGGTTTTAACCGGCACGGGCAGGGTGGCGTTGTACTCTTTGATGCATGCCTTCATTGCCGTTGCCGTCTGCTTCTGGTCTGCCTCGATACGCTGGAAGTCAGCCGGCAGCGCCATGTAGCTCTGCGCGGTTTCCTCCAGGCTTGCGCCCAGCGGCAGTTGCGCGGGTAGTGTGGCGTTGTACTCTTCCAGCAGCGCTTTGATATCGTCTGTACCCAGCAGCGCTGGCAGACTGGCATTGTGTACGTCGATGAACTCGCGCAGTGTAGCGGTGGTGGTAAAAGCACCTTCAGGGATTTCCGGCTCCACACTGAACTCTTCAACGAGGTTTTCCGGTTGCAGGGCCAGTGCATGGACCAGGTTACCCATATCCAGTACTTTGGACGGCGCGCGCTGGATAGTCTTGGCGACGTGGCGCGCGTTGAAATACATCAGGCTCACACGTGCATCTTTAACCTGTGTGCTGCTGATCCCGTTCGCTGCGTGATAAACGTTGTTTGGTAAACCTTCATAACGACCCGGTTCGAAGTAGGCAGGGTATTCGACAGCTGGTTCGTCCCGCTGCACTTCCGGCTCATTTTGAGTCGATTCTGGCACGCACAGGTGTGCAGAATCGCTATTCTGGCTGGCATAATCTGTTTTTTGATTGCCACCCGCTGATTCTTTATAAGCGAGTCTAGGTGCGGCAGCGGCCAGTATCTCTGCAGGCGCTACGGTAACTGCTTGCGTATCATCTGCATCAACGCCTTCGCCTGGTTGTACCGGAGCAGTATTTTCGACTTTCTCTGGCTGAGTCGTTTCAATCTGCACATCGCTAGTGGTCTTCGTTGTATTTTCCGTTTTTACGACTTCATTTAAGAAGGTATTGATGACCGGGTCGTTATTTCCACCCATCAAACCTTCGATAGAGAACATTCCGCTGCCGAGATTTGCAACCTTCGGTTGTTCAACTTGGGCTACGGTCTCAGCAGCAGCTGCAGACAACGGCAGTAACTCCACAGCAGAGTTAAACTCAGCCGTCATTTTATTCACAAACTCAAGATGAGCCGCTGGCGTGTGGTGGATGTTTTCTGGCGCGATGCGGATCAGGTTGAAGATTGCCGCACGGTTCACCGCCAGTATGCCTGGTTGATTGCGTAAGATTGCGCTCCATGACTTCCATGGTTCTTCTTTCTTAGCCACGATTTCTTTAGCACGTCGTAACACGCTCGAAGGAATTTCGAAGTGGTGGAAGTCCATAGGCAGTAGGGCACATGCGATCTCAAGATCGAGAGTGTCCAGAGTGTGATGCGCGCCTTCACCGCGATCCGTTACATAGCCACCTTCTGCATTGGTACCAGAATCAGTGCGCTGCACGTTGCTGATGCGGTTTCCGGCAGCCCATTCGCGAACGAGAATGCCACGGTCAATGTAATCAGTTGCAGCCCACATTCTGGTGAAACGGAGTACCAGCGCGAGTTCGTGACGCTTGTCCTGGCTGAACACTTTGCGAATGGCGTCGGTGTAGCGCCAAAGGTCTTTGGTATCGTAACCCTTAATCTCTTCACAGTTTTCAGCCGCCAGCAGCAGGTTCTGGACGTAGCTGTTGTCAGTGTCCATCTCCAGCGCGCTGATACCTTCGTATTCATCGCGGGTTAAGTGGTGGCGCAGTTCATCGCCGGCGAACTGGGCGAGCAGCTGCTTGCGAAACGGCATACGAACGACTGGATAACATGTGGTTTCGTTACCATTCGCGTCAATTTGGATACCGTTATCAGGTTCCAGAACCTGATCGGTTGTAACGTCGGCGTTGCTGGTGCTATCTGATTTGAGAAGAGTAAGCTTTCCGCTTCTCCACTCTTCAACTAACTGATTGCGGTCGCCGGCATCTACTCTCAACCAGTCGGCCATGAAAGCAGCAAGTAGCTTTACTTCGTGCTCTTCATCTGGCGCGAAAACCTGCTTGATCGCCAGAACCAATTTCCACTCAGCGTTCAGGCTGAGTTCGGCAACTTCAGGAGTGTCATTCTTCGCCAGTAGCAGGTTCTGGAGATAAGTGTTGCCTTCATCCAGAGACATTTCACTGGCAGCCAGCTGCTGCTCTTTAGTGATGTGAGATTGGTATTTGTCGCTGGTTAAATGGACGGCAAAACGGACCGCTGGAGTGCGGTTTTCAAGAGGGACACTTTCGACGTTAGTTTCGACTTTTATGGTCGTTTCCGGTGCGGCAGTCTTGTCCACGGCTCCAGTAGACTCAGCTCCAGCCTTTTGCAGCCAGGTGCGTCCATCGTCCTGGAGTGCGTAGCGTTTGCACCAGGCGTAATCAACGGTGCCTTCTTCCGGCAGGTCGTCAACAACAGGCATATCGGTACGAACAGGCTTCTGATATTCCTTTCCGCGTCCGGTTTCGATACCGGCATCTTCCAGCTCAACATCGAGCTGCAGGTTTGCACGGGCTTCAGATTTCGCGGTGAACCAAATCACTGCGTCTTCTTTGCCGGATTTCTGCGTAGCCTTAACTACATAGAAAAATTCCATGTGAGATCCTCTTTTTTGGATGTAAGATCCCCGGGCCAGAGATAGCGCCCATTGGGTGAACTTTGGTTTTTTAAGTAGTTTTCCGGTGTAACTTTGGTCGGGAGCACCGGACGTACGGGCCGCCTTGCGCGGCTTTTACGTTATGCCTCGTGAGCCATCTGGTCGAACGAAGCACAACGTTCAGAGCAGTATTCGTTTTCTTTGCGCGCCAGCTGTGAGCCGTTGCGATAGAGAAGGGTACTTTTGACAACTTCCTCCGGTTCAACCGGCTTGCCGCAGTACCCGCATTTTGTTGAGTTACACATCTGGATTCCCCTTTTGCGCCAGCAGGTAACATAAGCGGCGAAGAATCACTTCAAAGAAGTTCAGTTTCACGGCCTGCTGCCGTCCTGGTTTACGTTCGAAATCAATCATTCTCACCCTCGTATGCCTTATCGCCGGCTAGCGGAACATTTACACCTGATGCGCGTTAATCTTTCCACCTCATCCGACTCTTCGTATGCCGTCGGCGGCTACTTCGTGGGCGTCCTGCCTTGGTGGTTCGTAGTGCGTCTTGGTGAGTTAGATTAAACACAAAGTTTAAGTTCCAGTCAACTAAATGAGTATTTTTAAGTAAACAAAATGTTTATATTGTGCTTATGGAGACTAAAATTTTGTTCATTGGAGGCAAAAAATTCGACGAAATGGTACGGAGCTGGAAGTCAGGAGAGTTGGGGCTTGGTACAAAAGATGTGTTGGTTATTCGGGGGCATAAAAAAAGGCCACTTTAAGGCCATTTCTTATAGTCGGTCTTTACGAATCATTGCTGAAAGGATTACTCAATCATCCTGTGAACGAATCCGGCCTTTCATATACTTATCATATAGTTCGTCGAGCTCTTTCAGGCGAAGCGCGAAGATGCGAAGCATGTTCTGTTGCTCTTCTTCGGGAAGCTGACGGTAAAGTTCCAACAGCCGTTGTTCGTCCGGCTTCAGTCCATCTTTCTCGCCAACATCTTGGCCAAGCAGCCACTCAAGGCTCACCCCAAGCGCATCCGCCAGCTTAATCGCTGAGCTTTTACCAATCGTCCCACGAACGAACCAGTTATTGACCGACTGAGCACTGACGCCACAAATACGGGCCATGTCTGATTTGGTCAATTTCTTGAGCTCAAGAACCTCGTTAAGCCGCTGAACTTGTGGGTGGTTAATCTGATGAGTTTTTTCTTTCATGGACGAATTCTAAACCAAATGTTTATTAGCTCAATATTCAAAATGTTGACATCAATATAAACAATATGTTTAATTGCTTTGTTGTTACCGGAGCTATTTATGAAAGCAATTGATAAAGCAATTACCAAAGCAGGAACTGCCACGCGCTTAGCCCAACTGCTAACCGTAAGCGCCATGACTGTTAGTCATTGGCGAAATCGATATCAGGGCGTCGTCCCGGCAGATCGAGTTTTGCAGATTTATGGGGTTACCGGCGTAACTCCACATGAACTACGCCCAGATCTCTACCCAAATCCAACCGACGGTTTACCTAAACAGGAGCCTTAATTATGCAAACTGTTTCATTTCAACAGAGTAGCAGAGCTTCCTCTAATCCACTGATATTCCCGTGTCATCGAAGCGATTCGGCAGCGCAGGATATTGATCATCGCGATATCTGCTCTGCAGTCCGAGCCTGGGCAGCGGCAGAAGGGCGCGTAGCTGTTGCACTTCAAATCCAAGCAGCGGCGCAAGAACTCCAAATTGAGAGCGTGGATTTCTCAGGCCAGGCCGATGTCTGGAACGTGAAGCTGTTCCGTTGGCTGGACAATAAAGAAGATTCCGCATCTTACCGTAGGAACGTAGAGCTGTTGGTTCCAGCGATAATGTCTGTATTACCGCTCCGATACCGCGACCGTGTCGTTAAAAACGACTCGTTTGCCTACCGAATGGCCAGGTTGGATAAAGAGGTGAGTGAGGCGAAGCAAGCTCTGATGCTCGATGCGCCGAAGAAGGAAAAGCTGAAGGAGTTAGGCGAGGGGATTTTCGAAATGTTCAGAGTCGATCCGGACCTTACGGCGCCGTTGTTGGCGATGGTAACAACCATGCTGGGGGCTATGTGAAGACTTCAAAAATGGCGAAAGCCGGTCTGCGCGAACAGAACCGACTTTCTTACGCATCAGTTGTTAGGCAAATGCGGAGCTAAGTATGTCAAACACAGCTGAGATTATCAATTTCCCCCACAGAACCGAACAACCGGGAGGTCGTATGGCCGACCTGTCGAACGGGTATACCAAGGTCGCTAACGAGATTCAACAGCTCAAGCCTCGTCTGAGAATGTCAGGCCGGGAGTGGCAGTGTTTTGAAGCGGTGATCTGGCTTACCTACGGCTGGAACAAGAAGCAGGACCGCGTAACGAACACAGTGATAGCCGAGCTTACAGGGTTGAGTGATTCGCATGTTTCTGATGCGCTCAAATCACTCGCAGAACGCAAAATTATCTTCAGTCAGAAGCAGGGCGTGATGAAAACGGTCGGTATAAATACTGACCTTTCAGCCTGGATTTTAGACAAACCGAAAACGGGAAAAACCTTCCCGAAATCGGGAAAAGTGTTACCGAAAACGGGAAAAACCTTCCCGGAAACGGTAGACACCCAAGACTATAACAAAAACAATATTAAAATATCCTCGTCTCGGAATTCTGACGAATCCCGAAACCAGAAAACTCAAAAGTTTCTCTCACGCCATCCAGAAGCAGCCGCCGGGATATATACCCCGGCAGGTAAATCATGGGGATCCGCTGACGACCTCAAGGCCGCTCGCTGGATTTACGAAAGGCTTCTCACCGTCAACGCATCGCTATCCGAACCCAACTGGGCTGAATGGGCAAACACCATCAGGCTGATGCGTGTCCAGGACAAGCGCACTCACTACGAAATCTGTGACCTGTTCCAGTGGGCCAACCGGGATGAGTTCTGGAAAGACAACATCCTGAGCCCTTCGAGCCTGCGCAAACAGTGGGATCAGCTCACCACCAAACGGCTGCGCGCAACCGGAACGGCAAAACCTTCGCGGGGCGGCATCGACCTGCATAACACCGATTGGATTGACGGGGTGCTGGAATGAAAAATCTTGCCGAGAGCATTCGCAATTTTGACCGGGAACAGGCTCGCCGCGTGGCGCACAACCTGCCTGAACAGTACACCGAGCGCGAACAAACGCAGCAGGTGGCTCAGATTATCAACGGGCTTTTCGTACAACTGGCCGCCGCGTTCCCGGCAAGCCTGGTCAATCGTAGTCAGGAAGACGTGAACGAGATCCGCCGCCAGTGGGTGCTAGCCTTCAAAGAAAATGGGATAACCAGCATGGAGCAGGTTGAGGCCGGTATGCGAGTGGTTCGGCGACAGGAGCGTCCATTCCTGCCGTCACCTGGCCAGTTCATCAAGTGGTGCAGGGAAGGGCACTGCGTGCTGGGGATCACTACTGCTGACGTGATGGCAGAATACTGGAAATGGCGCAAGCTAGTGTTCCGTTACCCGAGCAGTGAACAGTATCCCTGGCCGAAGCCGGTTTATTACCACATCTGCCTCGAGCTACGTCGCCGCGGAACTGATGGCCAACTGTGCCACAAAGAACTCGAGCATGAAGCCAGCGATATTCTGGATATGTGGGAAAAGCGGGTGCTTGCCGGGAAGCCGATCCCGCCTGTACGGCGGGCGCTGGCCGCACCGGTATCGCCGAAGGGGCCGACACCAGTCGAGCTTTTGAAAGCGAAATACGAGCGCTTGAAAAATTGTGGAAGGGTATAAATATGCTTGGTGCTTATAGAACCGGTGAAACTGAACCTTGAAAATTTGTCCCAGTGCAAGATTACTTCCTTTCTCGGTTGCAGTATTATCGGTGAAATTGTGGAACTACCCGGGAATAGCTTTCCACGTAACATGGAAATGGTGAAGGCGAATCACAAATGAAATGGATAACAATGGCTTTTTTGGTTCTTGCTGCTCCTGTTTTAGCTGAGGAGCAGAGTTATGGTCCACCAACAGCAGTATGCCTCAATAAATATACGATCCCGTACATCAACACGGATAGGCCCGCCATTGAGATAGTTAATGAAGCATACGATAAGTGTCAGGATGTTCTTGGTCAGTGGGATAAGGAAAGAAAGTCATTACCTCCAGAGCTTGTTGTCAGCCAGAATGAAGAGTTTCATTCATTTTACGTACATATGATCGAAGCTCGCCGAAAATCGGATACTATTAAAAAATGACTATTATTTTTATTTCTTCTTTGGTAGCGGTTCTTTTGAGTAAAGAAAGAGAAATCGGAAGAGCGTTAACTCAGCAAGAGGTTGAGGCAATTCGTGATTCCGTTACAGTTGTTCGAATGCCAGTTGATGTTGCAAAAGAAATGATCAAAGAACAGGGATAACTTGACATCGAGCCTGAGAATGCTTGGGGATAATGGCTTTATACATACTTGGTGATTCTATTTTGCCTTCGCGGACCAACGAAGCCCGCAAAAGCGTAAATAAAATTCGTCAACTCACTTTTGATTAAATGAAATACGAGGGCTAGTTAATTTATGGATTATTATTGCCAAAGAGAGTTTTAGCAAGCCCAAATTTTGAAGGTTTATTTGATTGCAAGGCATAATCATATAACATGTTTATTTTTGATAAGGCTGAGAGGTTATCGTTTGGAAAATAAGATGTCCCTATGAATTTTTCATATAAAGTTTTCATGCCGGGTGTGATTGAATTTTGGTCTTTTTGTAAATCGTAATGAATTTGTCGAATTTTTTGAAGTTCTTCTAGATCCGGACTGATTGATAATATATTCTCAGAAATTAAATTAGTTAATCCTGAATTCATATAGATATTGTGCATAACTACATACGCTCGATCTAAATTTTTATTACCAAATACATCGTCAAAATATGAATTTACACCCGCAACGCAATGCATTACTCTGATTAACCGCTCGTAATAATATTCTGAATTAATGTTAAATAAATTATCTGCTAGTTTGAAAAACACTTTTCCAATTAGTTTTGTTAACCCTTCAATTGATGAATCGTAACCTTTTTTTCTATAAAGAGATTTTATGTAATAGCCATTAAATAATGTGCATAGTAGTATTTTGACCCCGCATCTATCAGCCCATGCTTCTAAAATTCTATTTGTTGAAGTGTCTTTAATTAAGTAATTGTGGTGGTTGACATAATGAGCTAACTCATGTCCTACTATATTAAGTATAAAAATAAAGTCTTCGTTATTATTTATTTCCATTAAACAAAGGTCACTTGAAAATCTAATAAATGACTTATCTTCAAAGCCTTTAATAGATGCGTGAAGGATGCTATTATCATCACGTACTTTGACCTTAACTTTGAAATTATATGATTTGATAAAAAAGGATTCGAAATCTTTAATTGCGCAAATAATGATATCTTCTGCTAACACATCTACCTCCCGCATATCTTTAACCGTTTTTTTGAAGAATGATAGTGGTTTTACATAATTAAATCAATAGAAGTAAACGAGACATAACATTCATATTCCATAGGTTGTATAAGAGCGAGTGACAACGACCTGAAGTAAATTACTCTTACAAGACAAATAATGTTATAAACGAGATAATTTTGAATTGGGACAAACAGCACTAATTTAATCCTCAGTACTGTTTGTTTTAGAGTATTAAGAGTTATCCCATTAAGAATGTCTCATTCAACATAAAAAATACCTTATGAAATTAAAAAAGAGATTTATTGTCTCTCATGATCTCGAAAAATACCTGCCCGGGCAAGCGCATCATCGAGATTGCTTCTAATTTTTTCAGGTAATTTTTTTAAATGAGCATCAATTTGTTGTATATAATCAATGTTATGAGAACCAAATGTACACTGGCATATGTAGATCAATAACTCAGCCATTTCAGTGGGGAAATTTATTACCAAGCCACTGCTATTCAATTCGTAAAGTAAAGTGCTATTCTCTAAGTGAACAGGAGGAAAAGAGACTGCAAATTTTACAGCATCCGGGAAATTTTCATTAAGCGAAGGCAACCAGTTTAACATTGTTTTTATTTCAGACACATCTAAAGCAGAAGGTATTCCTTGTAAACGTCCCTGCCAATAACGTCGTAACCAATTGTCCCAGAGCTCTTCTTTTGATGATTTTTGCATTTGACGCATGATATGACCAAGGCGTGATGTGAACAATACACGATCTTCCAGCGAACCTTGATTGAATAGCAATGGAATTAATTGTTTCAAGGGATCAGATACATAAAAAACAGCAATGTTAGTATAAAAATTAATAAATGCTCTACGATCTTTTGCTAACAACTCAAGCCTAGGTATTGCTTCCATGAACGCTGGTAAAAGAGCATCAATAAGTTTGGGATATAAACGCCCCATTGTTAGAAAACCATTCCATACTTGTGTGAATTTCATCGGATCCGGGTCAATAAATTTTGGGATTATGTTTTGAGATGCCCAATTCTCATTAAGACTAAAAAGAAAAGCTAATTGACTTGCAAGAAGAACGCGTGCCATCCCACCATTAGTAGTTGGGTTTTGAATCACCATGGTGAACAATTTGCAATAATTCTCTGGCATAGACCGCTCAGAACCTAGTTTGCTTTGAACAATGATGGATAGACCATTAATCCAAAATTCTGCAATCATTCCCGCTGGAGAGTTTATAGCTCTAAATATCCAGTCATTATCACTGTCGTCAAGTTTATCTTCTTCTAAAGTTAACCATAACGATAAAGCGATAGAATTTGCATATTCCAATAATTCTAAAGTAAAAGGCTTGCCACCATCCCTTACTAAGCTGAAGAGTAAATTTGCAACTGCAGGAGCATGGTTTAACTGCAATACAGGTTGAGCAATAAAGTCCAGTAAATCACTCCAAAGCTCAACAGACAGTTCGGTTTCTTGTTGACTCAATAAAAAAACCGGCCATAAATCAGATGACCATAATTCTCTGTCAGCAAGAACATCTGCAAGTTTATATGCCCAAATGGTGTTTTGTTTGCACGCCTCACGTACGCTCGTCAAAAAAAACTCTCGATTTAACTCTTGTTCGCCGCTGAGATCTAAACCAAGCAATTCATTGATTTGATCGATTGGCTCGAGTTTAAGGAGTTGCTCTACAGACCACGGACTTTCAGATTCAACCCATTCAGCCCCAACCCAAAACGTCAAATCAGGATGTTCAGACGGCAGCCAATCGGGATATTGAACCTTGATATCATTCAAGTATGAACTTGCTAAAGCACAATCAGGCTTAGCTTGGAGGAGCCAAGAGAACCAATCGAAATGTAATCTCGCTGTTCTCAAATGTGTCGATAAATCTCCAGACTCTGGTCTACTTAGTTCCTTTATTGATTTGATAAGGGTGTTACGTACAGACTCATCAGCTACAGGATAGTTTATTGCTATAGCTCTGTATAATTCGTGATGTTCTGAACGTCCTTCTAGTCCTATACGATCTAGCAACCATAATAAACGTTCTTCAGGTGACAGCAACGGATGCATTGAAATCGAATGTATAGCTAAGCGGCGTAATATTGGTACATCCGAAATTATCAATCTCTCAAGCCAGGCATCAAATAATCTTGGCAAATTTTCGGAGAGATGAAAGAGGGCATCGCGTGTGGCGTCAACAAGAACGTCAACGGCTTCAGGACATTCGTCCTGAGCATGAGGTTCAATTGCAGAACGTCTAAAGCTTAGAGGATCCCAATCTCGTGTAGCTTTGTCCCAAGCCGAAAACTCCGCATGCATAAGTTCAAGACGCAACGTAACTCCCGATAACACTTGTTGCGCTAAACCATTTAAGAAGGGTTTTAAATGTTTAACCCAGACTTCATTTAATAACCAATGCTCAGCTTTAAGTTGACATTCAGCATGTATTTGTTGATATCCATCACCCTCAACCCTCCGCCATGAAAAACTATTGTTTATAATAAGTCTATGTTTGCTCATGGCCAAGAAAATACTTAGTGTCTGCTCGTTACAACCTTGACTAGAGCAACGTTCTGCCAGCCACAATAATACGTGCGGATCAGCATTTTGTGGTGCGCGAGCAAGAAGTATAGATATCCAGCGCTTCAGGGCTAATTTATCCAACGGCTTATCTAGCGTCAACCCAAGCTTTCGTCCGAGGGACGACCACAATTCTGGATTCATCTGTAAGCCATGCTTTGCAATTATGTCTAATAAGACATAAGGATGTTCTATGATAATATGTTCAGAAATCCAATTAACAATTAATTTATCACATTCTCCTAGAGGCATTGGCTCAAATATTGATTTCAAATGCTTTCGGTTGTTAAGCCAAATCAGCCATTCCGGATCTCTTATTACATTGATTAGAAAACGAGTCGTGTGAATTTCGCGAAGGGCTTGTTCGATTTCGCTAATTGATTCCTTATCGGTCGGTGGTGTGCGACTACCCAAGTCTGCAAGACGCGATTGCCAATCTAATGCTCCTCGCATATTGCGCTCAGCGAGACGTTGAACGCCAACATAAAGTTCTTTGAAGGGATTTGCATCGGGAACTTTTACAAAGCGAATAGGTTTTATCCCTAATAATTCCCAACTACCTACTTGATCCGTTAAAGCAAATCTACCAGCAACACTATCTGCGGGTAGTGCTCTTGCTAGGTAATGCATTACTACATCGTCGTGGCTGTAACCGACAAATAACACTGTATATTTGCGAAAAACATCAACTAAGAAACGTCTCGCCCATCCCTCGGTTAGATAAGCTCTACCAAAATCCATATCAGTTAGCACGAGATCTCTATAATGCGAAATCGACCCATGAAGATGAACTATTCCGCTAAAATCATACCCTCGTGGTAAAGCAGGAGCCCTGTATATCTCTGGCTGCGTATTGAACAATTCTTGAGCTGCAGTTGTAAAATGCCGATCGAAATTTGTAGTTACTAATTTTATGTTATCACCCGTTCGAAATAGCTTCAGTAGATTGTAATGAAGTGCATTCGGTGCGCTTTCGGGAGAAGAAAGGAGCTGTGCTGCGCGCTCATGGACAGCGACGTCTTTATGATGCAGTTGCCCTAAAAATCGATCTAGTGGAGAAATGGTTTCGAAACCAGTACCTTGTGCAATAGCTGTTGCTAGATCCCAGAAACTTGATAAATTTGAAGGTGGACCCATGGAAACCCCGGCACCAGCAAACACAACAAGTTTGTTTTCCCTAAGCGCGTCAATTATGCACTCGTCAAAATTGATTGTACCAAGCGTAGTCATTGTTGGTCCTTTATAATCAAAGAGCTGTTTTACCATTTGTGAATGACATTTTGAGTGATGTTGAATGGTTTTGAATAAATATTCAACATCATGATAACTACAAATCATAAAGTGGCAGAACATTCGTAATGAATTAACGGCTTTAAACTAAAGACGAATATCCAATTTATAGCCGTTACAATGTGCGTATTGTATAGTTTATTGCTAAGGTAATTAAGTGCGCAGAAAAAATTCTAGTCAAGTTCGGCTTAGAGAAATTCTAATCCGGGACTTCTTCTCAGCTGTTCAAAGTAACTGATCTAAAAGGAAAACGCCAAAGTTATTTTTTATCAGCCACAGTGATCTGAAACCAAACTTAGTTCTAAACACCCTGAAGAGTTACTCTGTGGTGTAAACGAAACTCTTTCAGGGGTAAGGATTCACGGATTGTGCGACGAACCCATTGAAAATTCTGCTTAAGAAGTTTATAAATACTGTTCATACATACAGTGGTGCATTTCGAAGGGAAAATGAAAATCGAGTTACCCATTGATCGCATGAAGAAACTTCCTGATGGAGCTATACCTGCACTCGAGTCAGAACTGCTCAAAAGGCTCAGTAAACAGTTTTATGATTGCCAGCTTACGATTAAGCGTGCCGGCAATGATGGGTTGACTGTTTTCGGGGGCGACAAGAAAGAGGTCGAACATATCGTGCAGGAAACCTGGGAAAGCGTGGACGAGTGGTTTAATTAATCGCGTGAATGTCACTGGAGCAGTTTCAAAGAGTATCGCTGTTTGCGTTCCCCTGGCTGTTCCCGATTACTGTTTACCGCGTCAATAAGTCGCTCTGGGGGAAATAATGTGTAGTGCAGATGCCTTTAATGCAGATGATCAATGGTACGACGTGGTCAGAAGGGCCGATAAAGCAGTTATCTATAGCTTCCCGGCGGAAGGGAGATATCTGGTTTATCGAGTAAATGGAATAGTTTCATTAAGACCGTTACTCGAAGAGGAAGAAATCTTCACTCTCAACGGGTTTATGCAATTTGCAAAACGGCTTGGGTACCGAATTACACCACCGTCTGATATTATTCTTTCATAGGCCTGAACAACCTATACCTGATGCGCCACGGAGAGAACCATGGCGCTAGAATTACAACTTATCAAACACCACTCAGGAATACTGATCCCGGCTACGCCCGAGACCAGCGATATCCTGCAATCCAAAACCCGGCTCGGCGATGTTCTTGTTGCCGAATTCAGGCGGGTACGTAACCCGGCGTTCCATCGGCGCTTTTTCGCGCTTCTTAATCTCGGATTTGAATACTGGGAGCCAACCGGCGGCGCGATATCCTCCAATGAACGCAAGCTGGTTACCGGCTACGCTAAATTTCTTGCTTCCTACGGCGGCAACGAAGGCGCATTGCTGGATGCGGCGGAGCAATATCTTGATCAGGTAGCGAGCCGCCGTGTAACAAACGGTATCAGCCTCTGTAAATCATTTGATGCGTACCGCGCCTGGGTGACAATTCAGGCCGGGCATTTCGACGCTATCAAGTTGCCGGACGGCACACTTCAGAAACATCCTCGCAGTATTTCATTCGCAAATATGGACGAAATCGAGTTCCAGCAACTGTACAAAGCCGCGCTCGATGTCCTATGGCGCTGGATATTATCCAAGGCATTCAGGGACCAGCGTGAAGCGGAGAACGCCGCTGCACAACTCATGAGTTTTGCGGGGTGATGGGGATGAAGTACACGTGGTTCCATCATACCCAATGCAGTACAGAGCAAGCAGATGAACTGCTGGCTCAATATCAGCGCCGCGGAGTGCGCGTCGAACGCAGCCTCAACCCCGATTACATCACCTGGACTGTCAGCGTCCGGCTGCCTGAAAGCAAAAATCCACCGCGCGCCGATCGTCGATGGCGAAACCGGATGTGGGGGTGAACATGAAGACATATCTAATCACTTTGCCCTGGCCGCCGAGCAACAATCGCTATTACCGACACAACCGCGGGCGCACGCATATCAGCGCCGATGGCGTTGCGTACCGGAACGCCGTGGCCATGATTGTTCGCAAAAGTCTGCTGAATATCCGCACGGCCGCACCGCTCAAAATGCGTATTGAATGCCACATGCCTGATCGCCGGCGCCGCGATTTGGATAATCTGCAAAAGGCCGCATTTGACGCGCTCACCAGGGCTGGATTTTGGCTTGATGACTGCCAGGTAATCGATTATCGCGTTGTGAAAATGCCGATCGTGAAAGGCGGCCGTCTCGAACTGACTATTACAGAACTGGAGGCCCCATGAGTCCAGAGCTGGTCGAAATATTCCGCATACGTTGGCAACGTCTCCGCGTTTATCGGCGTCCCGGTTCGATGCTGGTGGACTATCGCATCCTCCGTAACTTTATTCGCATTTACTACATGGCAGGAGCTGCTGAATGAATCTTGAAAACACAGTGAAATACCATTTCGCAAAATCCACGCTGATCAGCAACTCTCCGCGCGCAACTGCCTCAGATTCTTTGACCGGCACGGATATCATGGCTGCCATGGGTATGACCCAAGAACGGGCTGCGATGGGTTACAGCGCCTTCCTGGGGAAGATGGGCATTAGCAATAACGACCGGGAGAGGGCGATTGAACTGCTGGCCGAGTATGCACTGACCAAATGCGATAGCGTAGCGGCCCTGCGCAAACTGGACGCCGGAGTTAAACCGCTGGTGATGCGCCAGTTGGCCACCTTCGCTTTTGAGGACTATTCTCGCAGCGCCGCCAGCGTGAAGCAGTGCGAATGCTGCGCTGGGCAGGGGTTCATTGAGGCTGACGTGTTTACGATGAAATCGCACTACACCATGAAACTCCCTCAGTGGGCAAAAGACCTCAAGCAGTCTCCGAACGATTTTGAAGTTAAACGCCAGGTGAAAGAGGTTGCGCGTGTTATCTGTTCAGCCTGCAATGGGAAAAAGGTGATTAGCTGCGCTTGCGGCGATTGCCGGGGCCGCGGTAAAGCGGTTAACAAGGTTCTCACTGATAAACAGGGCGTGCCGGTTCTGGCTGATTGCAAACGCTGCAGTGGGCGCGGCTATGAGCGAATCCCTTCGACTGAGGCGTATGCAGCTGTTTGCCAGATAACTGATGCCATCACGCTAGATACCTGGAAGAAGTCAGTTAAGCCATTTTACGATCAGCTAATTACCAAGTTTGACATCGAAGAGGCATGGGCTGATGCGCAGCTCAGGCTGATAACAAAATAGGGCATGAATTAATCGTGAGCTATTTACTTTTCCCGAAACTGTGTTAATTTGGCTCCAACGATGGATAAGTGCATTCGTTCTAAGCCCTGCGGTTAACACCGTGGGGCTTTTTTGTTCTGTTTAGTCAGTGAGACGGAACCACCCGACTTGATCAAGTATTTCTAATGCTTGGCTCTCTTGATTTTCTCTTCTGAAGCAGATTACATTTTTCGTAGGCATTAAATCTGATGCAACTTTATTAGAAGATGATGGCATCGTTACTTTTCTTATTACTTCTTTTCCAATATACAGATTATGCGGAGCGCGGCAGCTTCGAGAGAGACTTAAAGATTGAGTTAGTGAGCATTTTTTTGGTTCAGTTTCGGACAATTCACTGACATAGATTAGTTCATCAATGTCAGGCTCTAGCAAAATATCCTCAACCTCAATTTCATAAACAACAAAAAAGTCTGCCTTTTTGAACATGGCCTCTTTGTTTGCCATGTAGGCAGCATAACCGGGGTGATTTGTGAGGTAGATATAGCCATCAGTAGTGGCTAACGCACTGTCTTCACCATAAGTTCTGTCAATATTTTTCGGTATATATCCGCATGATTCAATAAGTTCTGCTGCATGAGATGATGTTCCGTGAAAGAGCTTCATTACCTCTCCATATAGTTCCAAGTTTCCGATGGCTGTTACTGCTTTCATTATTATGCCAGCGGTAAAGAATGACATTTCTAACCTTTCTATCAAACTTTTGACACCCACTAATTATGTGAGGTGAGAGCATGTATCGAATGGACAAACTAACAACAGGCATTGCCTATGGTGCATCAGCTGGAAACGCCGGATTCTGGATGTTCCAGGTGCTTGATAAGGTCAGTCCATCTCAATGGGCTGCTATAGGCGTGCTTGGGAGTCTTCTCTTCGGCCTGCTTACGTATCTGACAAACCTTTATTTCAAAATCAAAGAAGATCGGCGTAAAGCCGCCAGGGGCGATTAATGGGAAACAGAGCAAAGCTAAGCGCTGCCGTTCTGGGACTGATTCTCGCTGGCGCACCGGCAACTGTCATCCTCGATCAGTTCCTGAATGAGAAAGAGGGTAACAGCACGACGGCCTATCAAGATGGTTCCGGGATTTGGACAATTTGCCGCGGCGCCACGCTTGTAGATGGCAAGAGTATAGAGAAGGGCATGAAGCTGACGCAGGCCAAATGCGACGAAGTTAACGCAATCGAACGCGACAAAGCTCTAGCCTGGGTTGATCGCAATATTAAAGTGCCGTTGACCGAACCCCAAAAGGCCGGCATTGCTTCTTTTTGCCCATACAACATTGGCCCCGGCAAGTGCTTCCCCTCGACGTTCTACAAACGTATCAATGCTGGTGACCGTAAAGGTGCATGTGAAGCAATCCGCTGGTGGATTAAAGATGGCGGCAGAGATTGTCGTTTGACCAAAGGCCTGAAGAACGGTTGTTTCGGCCAAGTTGAGCGCCGGGATCAGGAAAGTGCGCTGGTGTGCTGGGGGATAGACCATTGAGTCGAATCAGCGCAATTATTGGCGCGATGTTAATCTGCCTTTTAGTTTCCATGGTCTGGGCGATAAATCACTACCGCTATAACGCGATTTCCTACAAAGAGCAGCGCGATAAAGCAACAGAGAGGCTCAGCCTGGCGACCGCCACGATTAATGACATGCAAACTCGTCAGCGCGATGTTGCTGCACTGGATGCCAAATACACCGGAGAACTGGCTAATGCCAAAGCTACTATCGATAAGCTTGAGCGCGATGTTGCTTCTGGCAAGCGTCGGCTGCAGCTCAATGCCAGATACACCTCGAACGGAGCGACCGGCACCGGCGGCCTGGGCGATGCTTCCGGCCCCCGACTTACTGAAGCCGCTGAGCGGGATTATTTCACCCTCAGAGAGCGGATCATCACAGTGACGAAACAGGTTGGTTATCTGCAGGACTACATCAAAGAGCAGTGCTTGAACTGATGCTGCCCTGAGTTGTTAAGTTGCGCGAGCCTGTGTAGCAACGGGTCCAGGTCTTATATCAAAACCAGCCCCGATAAGGCAGCGTGAAAGCCAGACACGCACCGGTTATAAGCCGCGATGAAGTGACAGCACCTCAAGGACATGAGCGTGGCCACTCCGGGAAGTGGCATCCATAACAAAGCTCATCTACGGGTGGGCTTGATAATGAGCGTACGATTAATGAATGAATTGCAAAGTCACTAGCAAACTTTTCTATTAGTGTGCTCACTTAGCCATTTGCAATACTCATAAAGCCATTAAATGATTCGGAGGCCTTATGAGTGAAGAGTACACCAATGAGGAACAACTGGAAGCTCTTGATTTGTTCCTGGAGACAGAAACTGAAGTCGACGTTGAAGGAGTCGATCTCGGCAAGGTTTTTAATTGCGAAAATTATTCAAAATACTACCAGCCAGCTCTTCAAGCTATTATTGACAATGGTGACCTATTGCCAGCCCCTTGGGGTGGATTGGCCATTCGAGGGGTAAAGGCCATCAAAAAATACTTCGATTCGGTGTGTAAACTTAAAAATTAGCCTCAACCGCCTCCGGGCGGTTTTTTGTTGCCATCATCGTGGGTAGACCCCATGGTTATGGCGCTACAGCCAACATTTTATTCATTGCATTGATGTTCTAATGGCTGAAAGATCATAATCTGAGCATTCTGTATGTCGCTTTATATATAGCAATATGTTTTCAGTATGTACGAATGATTCTGCTTCCGGAATTGGCTGCGAGTAGTAACTACCCCTCCATTCCCCTTGCGTAGTAATTGTCACTTTATAACTTTTGCCATGACCATTGTTAACTTCGACAATTTTAACTGCCATTCCATTAATGGTACGTTCTAAGCGCACTATATTGCTTCGACTCATTGATATATCCATACGCAAAAGAAAATAGTATTAGCAGAAAATGAGAAGGATTAACACATGGCAAAACCGGACTGGGGCGAGCTTCAGCAACGGTTCCTGTCCGATCATGCCGCAACCGGCGTATCACCAAAGGAATGGTGTGAAGCGCAGGGACTGAATTACGCTACCGCCCGCCGATACATCAAAAAACCTTCTGCGCAAAGTGCGCAAAAAACTGCGCAGAAGAAAGTGCGCACTGCGCAGAAAGAGAAAAGCGCAAATGAGCTGGTGGATGATGATGGGCTTACCGCTCAGCAGCGCTTATTTGTCGCGGAATACCTGAAGGACAACAACGCCACCGCTGCCGCTGCACGTGCTGGTTATAGTGACCCAAACTACGGTCGTCAGCTCATAGCGAATCCTAACGTTGCGCAGGCAATTGCGCAGCAGCAGAAAGCCTCCATTGCGCGCACACTTGGCAGTGCCGATGAAGTGCTCGCGCAGATGTGGCAGCTCGCCACCTTTGATGCAAACCAGCTTTCACAATATCGTCGAGGCGCCTGTCGTTATTGTTGGGGCTTTGGTCACCATTACCAGTGGCGCGATGCTGTTGAGTTCGAGGAAGAGACGGCAAAGACCGAGGGCAGAGAAGGGGCGCGACAACCTGAGGACACAGGCGGTTATGGATACGACCACAACCGGGAGCCAAATTCAGCATGCCCGCGCTGCAACGGTGACGGTATAGGACAGCCTTACTTCCCAGATACACGCAAACTCCCCGCGGTTTCCCGGCTCGCTTATTCAGGTGTGAAGGTCGGCAAGAATGGTGTTGAAATCACTGCTATCAGCCGTGAGCGCATGTTCGAGGCGATAATGAAGCGCCTTGGCCTGGCTGATAGTGAGTTCGCTCAACGGCTGCAGCAGATTGAAATCGACCGCCGGTTGCTGGAAATCGAGAAACTCCGCAAAGAGCTGGCCGGTGATGGTGACGACGATGAACCAACCCCAGTACAAATCAATATCAACGTAGTGGATGCGAGGGCAGATGATGGGGATCAGCCCGACACTTAACATTCCTCAGGCGCGCTTCCTCGCGATGCAGCATAAGTTCAAAGCCTACGTTGCCGGTTTCGGTTCTGGTAAAACGTGGGTGGGTTGCGGCGGCATCTGTAAGGGAATGTGGGAGTTCCCGAAGATTAACCAGGGCTACTTCGCGCCGACTTACCCGCAAATACGTGACATCTTTTATCCAACCGTTGAGGAAGTGGCCCACGACTGGGGGCTGAGCGTCAAAATCAACGAGGGGAACAAAGAGGTTCACTTCTACGAGGGGCGACGCTATCGCGGAACAACGATCTGCCGCTCGATGGAGAAACCCGGTTCGATTGTCGGTTTCAAAATTGGTAACGCGATGGTCGACGAGCTGGACGTTATGCCGGCGGCAAAAGCGCAGCAGGCGTGGCGAAAAATCATCGCACGTATGCGCTACAACGTTCCGGGTCTGCGAAACGGCATTGACGTTACAACCACGCCGGAAGGCTTCAAGTTCGTCTATCAGCAATTCGTGAAAGCGGTGCGGGATAATCCTGAACTGACAGCCCTGTACGGACTGATTCAGGCCAGCACGTTCGACAATGCGAAGAACCTCCCTGACGATTACATTCCGTCATTGCTCAGCTCATACCCGGACGAGCTGATCCAGGCCTATCTGCGCGGCAAGTTCACTAACCTGAACAGCGGGACGATTTACCACACCTTCAACCGTAAACTTAATAACTGCACTGACGAGATTCAGGACAACGATCCACTGTTTATCGGTATGGACTTCAACGTGGGGAAAATGGCCGCGATTGTTCACGTGAAACGCAACAGTCTGCCGCGCGCCGTTCGTGAGCTGGTGAAGGTCTACGACACCCCGGCGATGATCAAACGCATCCAGGAGGAGTTCTGGCGATACGAGGATGGCCGCTATGTTAAAAACCGGGAGATTTACATCTATCCGGATGCCTCCGGCGACTCCCGCAAATCGCAGAACGCCAGCAAGACCGATATTGCTCAGCTTAACGACGCCGGGTTCAGCGTTATTGTTGATGATGCCAACCCGCCGGTTAAAGACCGCATCAACTCGATGAACGCCATGTTCTGCAACGCTAACGGTGAACGCCGGTATCTGGTGAACGTCCAGAACTGCCCGGTCTATACCGAAAGCCTCGAGCAGCAGATATGGGCGGCAAACGGCGAACCGGATAAGTCAGCAGATAACGATCACCCTAACGACGCTGGCGGGTACTTCATCGTGAAGGATTACCCGATCGTGAAGCCAGCCTACTCAATCACCATGGACACCACTTTCTGATATGGCAAACGACGACATCACCTGGGTTCGACCAGAACACCGGGCGGCTTCTGCTGCCTGGCGGAAATACCGCGACTTCTGCAAAGGTGCTGAGGCGGTTAAAGATGCAGGCAATAAATATCTGCCATTCCTCGATCCGACTGATAAATCCTCGCGCAACCGTAAGCGCAACGAGGATTATCTGAGCCGCGCGGTTTTCTACGCCATTACGGGGAATACGAAAATAGGCTTGCTTGGGTTGGCGTACCGGAAAGATCCGACGTTCAGTGGTTCCGAGAAGCTCATGTATCTGCTGAATAATGCAGATGGGGCGGGGACGAGCATTTATCAGCAGTCCCAACTGGTGACTGAACACGTGCTGGAGGTTGCGCGCGACGGAATTTACGTCGATTACGCTGAGGCCACCAATGAGGCGATTATCCTTCGCTATCCGGCTGAAAACATCATCAACTGGCGAACGAAGCGCATCAACGGGCGCGATCAACTGGTGCTGGTGGTGCTGCGTGAATGTGTTGAACAACCGGATGGTTACGCCTACAAAGATGAAATCCAGTATCGCGAGCTGGCGCTGGAAGAGGGGAAGTTTATCTGCCGGGTATGGCGGCGAAGCGGCGGAACCGCCAGCGGGACTTATATTATCGACAGCGAGTGCCACCCTAAGCCCAAAGGGCTGGATTACTGGGATGAAATTCCGTTCACCTTTGTCGGCGCGCAGAATAACGATCCGACGATCGATGATTCCCCGCTGGCGGCGCTGGTGGAGATTAACCACGGTCATTACCGCAACAGTGCGGACTATGAAGACAGCGTGTGGTTCTGCGGGCAGGTTCAGCCGTACATGACTGGGCTCGATACGGGCTGGCGAGATCACCTTGAGAAGAAGGGCGTCAAAATTGGTTCCCGATCACCGCTTTTGCTTCCCAAAGAAGGCTCGTTTGGTTATGCCCAGGCGCAGCCGAACATGCTGGCTAAAGAGGCTATGGACAGTAAGCGTGATTACATGGTGCAACTGGGCGCCCGACTGATTGAGCAGAACGCCACTGCGAAGACGGCTACCCAGGCGAGCGGTGAGCAAACTTCATCAACATCAGTGCTTGGTATCTGCGTATCGAACGTTTCTGAGGCGTATACGCTGGCGCTGGGCTGGTGCGCAAAATATCTCGGACTCAAAGATGAATCTCCTGCCTACACCATCAACCAGGAATTCATCGCTAAGGTGGCCGAGTCCGGTATGGTCACTGCGATCGTGAACGCCTGGCAGTCTGGCGCGTTGCGCGATACCGATATGATTCGGGCATTGCAGAAGCTCGATCTGATTGACCCGGCAGATAATCCTGATGATGTGATCGATGCGCTTCGCAACCAGGCACCCACAATGACAGGAGGCTAGCATGCCAACCGTCAACGAAAGCCTGCGTGACGAGGCGATTGGGCATTCGATATGGCTCAGCCGCTACGCCACGGGCGTGGCAAATCGGATGGTGAAGTTGTTGAACGAGACGGACGCAGACCTGTCGGCGCGGCTGCTGGATGCGTTGGACCGATTACCTCCGGAGAGCTTCACCGTTAACCGGCTGGAAAGCTTGCTGGGCAGCGTGCGGCAACTGAATCATCAGGCCGTATCTGCAATGCAGGCTGGGCTGGAAAGTGAGTTGGTGGCGCTGGCAAAGAACGAAGCCAGTTATCAGTTGAGCCTGTTCGATTCCCTCCTGCCTTCGCAGGTACTCTCCCGATATCCGCTGCAGGGCATTACGGCTGACATGGTCTACGCCGCGGCGATGGCGCAACCCTTTCAGGGGCGGCTGCTGAGCGAGTGGGCGAGCAATCTGGAGTCGGACAGGCTAACGCGCATCGTGAACGCCGTGCGACGTGATTATCTGGCTGGCGACACAGTGGAAACGATCGCGCGAAACGTTCGTGGCCACGCCAACAAGGACTACCGCGACGGCGCGCTCCAAATGAGCAGGGCGAATGCCGCCAGCATAGCTAAAACTGCAATAAATCATCTGGCCGCGACCGCGCGTAACAGCTTCACAAGCGCCAACAGCGATATTGTGAAAGGAAAGCAGTGGTTATCCACGCTGGACAACAAAACAAGCCACGACTGCATTGTTCGCGATCTGCTGCGTTACACCCTGGACAACAAGCCGATGGGGCATAAGGTGCCTTACCTGCAGGGACCGGGGAAAATTCACTTTTGCTGTCGCTCAACCGAAACGCTGATCCTCAAATCCTGGCGAGAACTCGGCATTGATATTGATGAGATGGACGAGGGCACCCGCGCGAGCATGGACGGGCAGGTCCCGGCGAAAACCACGTATCTGGAGTGGCTCAAGCGTCAGTCGGCACAGTGGCAGGATCAGGTGCTGGGCGTGGAGCGCGGGCGCATGCTCCGCGCCGGCGAAATCGACCTGAGCGACATGTACACCGATAAAGGCGAGTGGATCACTCTGGAGCGGCTCAAACAGCTATCAGCGACTGATAACTGACAAATATTACTTACATCATGCCCTGGCACCCGCCGGGGCTTTTTTATGGGCGAGGCCCGGCAAAATCCCGAGGGGACATTATGTTAATCCGAAATATGCTTCTGAAATTTTACGCTCCAGAAAACGGCGGTGAAGGAGGTGGTGGGGGCGGTGTTGAAATCACGCCGGAAATCCAGAAGCTGATCGACGAACGCGTGACGAGCGAAGTCACCGGTCTTAAAACCAAAAACTCTGAGCTGCTGGGGACCGTCAAGCAGCAGAAAGAAAACCTGTCCCGCTTTGATGGTATCGATCCGGACGCCGTGCGCGGAATCCTTCAACGTTTCTCCGACGATGAAGAGGCAAAGCTGATTGCCGCCGGGAAAATTGATGAGGTGCTGGATAAGCGCACAGAGCGTCTGCGTGCTGATGTCGATAAGCAAATCAAGATGGCTAATGAACGCGCGGATAAAGCCGAAGCGTTTTCCAACAAATTCCGGGATCGCGTTCTTGGCGATGCTATCCGCTCAGCAGCCGCTAAAACCGGCGCGCTACCGGAAGCATCTGACGACCTGATCCTGCGTGCCAAAGGCACTTTCATGCTCAACGACGAAGGCGAGGCCGTAGCGGTTGATGCGAATGGCGATGTTCTGTTCGGAAAAGACGGGAAAACCCTGCTTAGCCCGCTTGAGTGGGCGGAGTCTCTCAAGGAGACGGCTCCACATCTGTTTCCTCGCGCCGAAGGCACTGGCGCGGGCGGGCATAAACCGAACGGTGGCGGCAGCCTGAAACGCTCCGAAATGAGCGCCAGCAACAAGGCGGACTACATCCGCAAGCATGGCCAGCAGGCCTTCCTCAAACTACCGAAATAAGGGATTTACCCGATGACGACTGTTAATATCGATCTGATTATTTATGACGACCTGGCGCAAACCGCGTTCCTGGAACGTCGCCAGGACAATCTGGCAATCTTCAACGCCTCTTCCAACGGGGCGATCCTGCTGGATAACGAACTGATTGACGGAGATTTCCGTAAGCGCGCGTTCTACACGGTTGGCGGCTCCATCGAATCGCGCGATGTGAACTCTACCGACAAAGTAACGGGCAAAAAAATCGGTGCGGCCGAAGCGGTATCCGTTAAAGCGCCATGGAAATATGGCCCTTACGAAACCACCGAAGAAGCATTCAAACGCCGTGGCCGCTCCGTTGACGAGTTCTCTGAGGTGATTGGCACTGATGTGGCTGACGCAACGCTGGAAGGTTACGTGAAGTATGGCCTGAAGGCGCTGACAGCTGCAATTGGTGCCAACGCTGAAATGGTGGTGACAGCTGACATCGAAACGGATGGCAAAAAGACCCTGACGCGCGGCCTGCGTAAATACGGCGATAAGTTTAACCGTGTGGTTCTGTTCGTCATGCACTCCGCCACATACTTCGACATCGTGGATGAGGCGATCGCCAATAAAATCTACGAAGAAGCGGGCGTGGTTGTGTACGGCGGCCAGCCGGGCACCCTCGGTAAACCGGTTCTGGTAACCGACACCATGGACGCCGACGCTATTCTGGGACTGGTGACCGGGGCGGTGACCGTGACCGAATCGCAGGCGCCGGGATTCCGCTCCTATGACATCAATGACCAGGAAAACCTCGCGATTGGCTATCGTGCGGAAGGTGTGGTGAACGTCGACCTGCTCGGTTACAGCTGGGACACGGCGAAAGGCGATAACCCTGACCTCACCAAAATCGGCACCGCCGGCAACTGGAAGAAGCACTTCACCAGCAACAAATCGACAGCAGGTGTTCTGATCAAGCTGGAATCCGCAGCGGGGGAGTAACGCTGTCAGCGGATAAATCATCCGCTACCGCTGACAGTACCGATGCGGTCACTTTTTCCCTGAAATACACCCACAACGGTTCCGGCGTCTCAGGCAAGACTGTTGCCTGGTCATCGACGGGGGGCACGCTCAGCACCGAGAGCTCGCAAACCGGCTCTGCTGGTGGCGCTACGGTGAAACTTACCGCTGACGTGGCAGGGACCTTTACGGTCACTGGTACGGTTGATGGTATAGCGAAAACCAGCAATGAAATCACTTTCACCGCACCTGCCGGCGAGTAACGCATGGGGCGAAAGCCCCACCTTCGGGATATTTCCATGATCAATAACGATATCACCAGTGGTGGCGTAAACAGCTACGCCAGCGAGGAAGACCTGGCGTCGTTCGCCGAATTGCGTGGCATTGAGCTGCCCGAGAAGCTCTCTCCATTGCTGATAAAGGCGATGGATTACCTTGAAGGGCTTGATTGGGCTGGCGCCAAATCTGAACTACGACAACCTCTGGCCTGGCCGCGTGTGAATGTCATTCTGGATGGACACGACCTGCCATCAGATGAAATCCCACGCCCGGTTATCACCGCACAATGCATGCTGGCGGTTGAGGCGATGGATGGCGACCTGCTCGCAAGCGCACGCGAGGCCGCGGTTAAGACTGAACGCGTGGAAGGCGCTGTCACCATTACTTACGCAGTCGCAGAAGGTGAAGTGTTTACGCCGTCCTATCCGGCGGTAATGGCTATCCTCGGCGGTTTAGCTGGCGGACGCGGCTACGCCATCAATTCCTTTGCGGAGCGTGCCTAATGGCGATCAACTATCAGCGCATGCGCGAGACTGTCACCCGCATGATCAAGCAAAACGGCGTGGCCTACAACGTCACGCGCAAGGGTAAGGTGACCGTTATCGCCGGGGTTGAGCATCGGTCTGAAGATATCCATTTCACGGCGACTGGCGTCAAAACGGAATATCAGCCGGGAGAAATCGACGGTACGGCGATCGAAAGCGGTGACGTCAGGATGGTATTCACCGCTGAGGAAGAAATCTTAACCGGCGATCTGATCGATATTGACGGCAAACAGCACCGCGTAGTTAAGCCTAACCCTGCTAAGCCCGGGTCGTTAGTGCTTTGCTACAAGTCGCAACTGAGGGCATAGCATGAGTGAGAATGCCGGATTTATTGCTGATATCAATGCATTCGTTGACAGAACGAAAGCCAACCAATATGCGGTGGTACGTGCGGTTGGAATAAGAATCCTCAATCAACTGGTAATGATGTCTCCCGTCGGCAACCCTGAGCTTTGGGAAATCAATCAGACTGCAGATGCCTATAACCGCGCTGTGTATGACCACAACGAAGCGCAAAGAGCAGACCCTTCCAATCTCACAAAACCGGACGACTGAAGAAAAAGGCCCGGATTGTCGATGGGATGGATATCAAAGCGCCGCCTGGCTACACCGGTGGGCGGTTTCGCGGCAACTGGCAGGTGTCGTTTGATGCGCCCACTACTGAGGAAACCGGGAGGATTGATAAGACCGGCGATCTCACCAAAGCCGCAGGGAATTACACACTTTCTCTATTCAAAGTAGGAATGAGTTCAATCTACTTCTGCAATAACGTTCCTTACGCCTACCCGCTTGAAATGGGACATTCCACTCAGGCGCCGGGCGGTATGGTGCGAATAACGGCAGCAGAGTTCCAGCGGTTCTTTGATGAAGCGATCAGGGAGGTGGCGAAGTGATCCCTGATATTGCTGCGGCGCTGGCCGCAAGGCTTGGTGTTTGGGCCGATGCGGAGGGCATCGCGGTCGCCTGGGAAAATGTGCCGTTTACACCGCCTGCAGATGCGATTTACCTCGCGGTACACGACATGCCCGCTACCCCGCGCACACTCGATCTCGGGCTGCGCTGCCGCACCTACTCTGGCGTCTACCAGATAAACGTGGTGGCTCCCGTTGGGACCGGCCGCACAGTTGCTGTGGCGCTGGCGGGGCGGGTGGCTGAGCTTTTCCCTGAAGGGCAGGAAGTTGAGGGTAATGGCTTCATCAGTTCGATCAGCGGCGCGCCGGGTATCTTCCGAGGCATTTCGACGGACATCTCTTACACCGTCCCTGTCAGCCTGAACTACCGGGCAGATATCGTCAGCTAATTCTGCTTCTCACCTTTTCAAACCAGACCGGCCGCGCGCCGGTTTTCTTTTCTTCGAAGGAGTAACTCCTATGGGCTTTGCACTGCCTAACGGCGCTCACGTCTATCTGGCGTCGGGATATGGCCCGGCAATTGCTTTCACGGGCGCGACGAACGCCGAAAACGTGGTGATCACCGTCAGTTCCGCGGAGGAACTTGATGTGGGTGATATCGTCCATGTGAACTGCAACTGGTCCGGAATGGATAACGTCATTGCGAAAATCGATGCAATTGCTGAAAGCGCGGTCACGCTGCGAAATATCAATACCGTTAACAAAAACAAGTATGCGGCCGGCGGCGGTACTGGCTCTATTCGCAAGGTGCTGGAGTGGACCGAACTGCCGCAGATTACAGAGTTATCGAAATCTGGTGGCGATCATAACACAACACAAATCCAGTTCCTGAGCGACGATCGCCAGCGCAACCTCAACACCTACAAATCTGCTGTTTCGCAGACCTACTCGATCGCCCACGACTCCACGCTTCCGGTTTACCCACTGCTACGCCAACTGGATGAGGACGAAGAGACGGTCGCGGCTTACATGTACGTTCCAAAAGCGAAAGAAAACCGTTACTGGGCAGCCACGGCATCCTTTGACGACACGCCGGCCACAGCGGTCAATGAGGTGGAGACGGTGAGTGTGGTACTGAACCTTCAGTCGCCGGCGATGACATTCTATAAAGTGACCGACGCCGCCGCGTAATACCGGCGGCTGCTCCCTTAATGCATGCCTCCCGCGCGGAGGCATTTTTTAATACGAGGCCATGATGGCGACTAAATTCACGCTCCAGCCCAAACCCACCTTCAAAGCGAACGTTACGATCCCGCGCCCCGGGGATGACGACGGGGTTCTGACCTTCACCTTCAACCATAAGCCGCTTAAGGAGCTGGCCGACCTGGAAAAGCTCGAGGGAAAAACGGCCACTGATTTCCTGATGGAAATTATTGCAGGCTGGGCGCTACCTGATGCGTTCAACGCCGACAACCTCGGTGTACTTCTGGAAAATTACCCGGCGGCCATGAAGACCATTCCTGAAACCTACTACCGCGAACTGATGGGCCAGCGCGAAAAAAAACTGATAGCGGTTGCCTCGGCGTTCTATACGCCTGAACCCACGGCGGCGGATCTTGCACCTTACGGGTTAACACCGGACGACTACGACGATCGGTACGTTGATGTCTGGCCCGACGTGTGGCCAGCATTCCTGGTGTTTCAGGCAATGAGTACCCAGTGGCGAACAGGTATGGGCGGGGCGTCCGGGCTTGACTATAACGTTCTGCCCTGGCTGATGCGCCTGCACGACGTCGGCGACGAGGCAACCACGCTTTCGGATATTCGGGTAATGGAAAGCGTCGCGCTAAAAATCATGCATAAAGAGAGGGCGGAATGAGTAACGATATCGCCACCATATCGCTGCGAGTCAATACCAGTGAACTGGAGCGCGGCAGCCGCGAACTGGATCGTTTTCAGGATACCGCTACCGCCGCGGCGGGCAAAGCGGATGACCTGAACAGTACCTTTCGAACGGGTGTCGATAACCAGAAGAAAAACAGCGAAAGCCTAAAGCAGCAGCGCCAGGAGCTAAAGAACTTGCTGAATAAAATCAGCCCAGTTAACAAAGCACTGGACGAGCTGGACTCAATTCAGGAAAGCCTGGCGAAGTATCGCGGTAAAGGGCTGGTGGATGATGAAGATTTCACTCGATATAACAGCGTACTGGAGACTACCCCGGCGAAACTGGCTCAGGTCATGGAGGCTGAGACGGCAGAGGGACGGGCTCGCATCGAGCAGGCTCAGGCGGCCCAGCGGGCAGCGGCATCAGGGAAAACATTCATTGCCTCACTGGAGGAGCAAACTGCTGCGATCGGCAAAACGCGCGCTGAAATCCTTGAGCTAAAAGCCGCGCAGCTGGGAGTAACGCAGCAGGCCGCTCCGATGATCGCCAAACTGAAGGAACAAGAGAACGTCTGGAGGAATGGCGCGATCAGCGCGGGGCAGTACCGTAATGCCATGCGTTACCTGCCGATGCAAATGACCGATATTGCTACCTCATTGGCATCTGGTATGCCGATATACATGGTTGCCATCCAGCAGGGGGGGCAGCTGCGCGATACGTTTGGGGGAGTGGGTAATGCGCTGAAAGCCATTCTCTCGCTAGTAACGCCGGCAAAGCTGGCTTTAGGGGGAATGATTGGTGTTGCTGGCCTGCTGGTCGCTGCCTGGTATAAAGGTTCACAAGAGGCATCCGAATATAACAAACAGCTGATACTGACCGGCAATTATGCGGGGAAAACTGCCACACAGCTGTCTGCACTGGCAAAGTCTCTTTCTGGTGGCGGGATTAACCAATACGCCGCTTCTTCTGTTCTGGCTCAGGTAGTGGGTTCTGGAAAGTTTGATGCAAACAAGCTTGAGACAGTGAGCCGCGCGGCAGTTGCGATGGAGCAGGCAACTGGTCAGGCGGTGGATAAGACCATCGCTAATTTCCAGAAGCTTTATGCCGAGCCAACCCAGGCATCGCAAGAGCTCAACAATCAGCTGCATTACCTGACGGCGGCTCAGTTTGAATACATTGCATCTTTGGAACGTCGGGGCGATAAAGAGGCTGCAGGGCAAGCTGCCGCTGATGCTTACAGCCAGGCAGAACAACGCAGAAGCCAGCAGATCCTCGCTAATCTCGGTCTGGTTGAGAGAGCCGCACTTGCAGCCCGCAATGCCTTCAAAGGGATGTGGGATGAGCTGCTTAATATTGGGCGCCCAGAAGCACCGCAAGACATGCTTGCGAGAATGCAGGCTGATCTGGCGGATCGCGAGAGTAAGCTATTGCCTGAACGCCAGAGGATGGGCTATGGCTATAGCTACGATACCAGCTCACAGGACAGAGATTACGATAATAGCCGTAAAGCCCAATTGGCAGCCATAGCTTCGTTGAAAGCCCAGATTAACCCCTTGCTGGGGGCCATTACTCTTCAGCACGATTTGAACGGGGCTGTATCAGCAGGTAAAGAAATCAACGAAGATGCGATAAGTGCTCAGCAGATCATGAATCGCTATCTTGATGCCGGGACTGAAGCCGCAGAAAAGCGCCGTCAGGCTCAGGACGAACTGAATAAAGCCATTGCTGAAAATGCCAAAGCTGCCAGAAACGGGACCGCGACACTCTGGACGGCTGAGGACATTGCCAAAGCGCGAGCCGGGATCGAGAAGCTTTATAGAGACCCCAAAACGCCAACATCGAAAGGGGAAAACGTCTCGTCTGGTCTGCGAGCTGAGGATTCTGCTCAATCTGAATTGCTGGCGCTTCAAGCGCAGCTGTATGCCCTGCAGAAGCATAAAGACCTGAACGACACGATCAGTCAGCAGCGTAAAAACTTATGGACCACTGAAGCCAGGTTCCAGGTGCTGGAAGAGGCTTCCCGGACTCGCTCGCTGACCAAACAGGAGCAGTCGCTGCTGGCGAGCAAAGACCAGGTGCTTCAGTTGGCGCGTCAAAAAGCACTACTTGGCGACCAGATCACTGCTCAGGAGCAACTGAACAAGCGGATGGATACTGCGCAGAAATACACCACGCAGATGTCCGAGAAGCAGGCAGCGTTGACAGGCGGCGCCGGGATGAGTGATCGGCAAGCTCAGCGTGAACTTGCTAACAGCCAGCTAGCTGCCGGCTGGAAAAATGCTGGTGGTACTCTGAACGACGACGGTTATCAGAAGCAACTAAAGGCGGCTAGTGACTATTACGATGCAGAAGATCGTCTGCGCGGTGACTGGCTGACCGGCGCGAAGAAAGGGTGGACTGAGTTCGAGGACAACGCGACCAATGTTTATGGGCAAATGCAAAATATTTCCCAGTCTGCATTCACGGGAATGGCATCAACACTCACAGATTTTTTCACCACAGGAAAAGCCAGCTTCACGGATTTTCTGACAACGTTCCTTAAGGGCATAGCGCAAATGCTGGTCCAGTTGGCTATGGTCAACAGTATGAAATCAGCGTTTGGAGGGACGGCTGTTGGGGCCTTTTTCGGTTTTTCTCAGGGTGGGCTGGTCCCGGCATTCGACAGCGGGGGCTATACCGGCGATGGTGGAAAATATCAGCCGAAAGGTGTCGTTCATGGTGGTGAGTTTGTGTTTACCAAAGAGGCTACCAGCGCGATTGGTGTTGGCAATCTCTACGCAATGATGCGCGGCGCGCAGGGTTATGCTGACGGCGGTTATGTTGGCAATGCGGCGATGTATGGTCTGCAATCTGCTGGCGCTGGAGGTATCACGGTTCAAACCTCAGTTGTCGTGCAGAACCAGAACTCGCAGCAGCAAACTTCAGGAAATGACGAAGCGATCACCCGGGCTTATAAGCAGACAATCGATCAGTCTGTTCGGGCGGGTATTGCGAAGGAGTTGCAACCTGGCAAGCTCATTTGGAATGCCATGAAATCACGCTAACCCGCTTCGGCGGGTTTTTTTATGCCCGGAGGAAATGTGGCGATCCAAACATTCACCTGGCGAACCCAGATACAAGCAGGTATGGAGGGCGAATTTAGTCACTCCACTCGCGCCGCATCATTCGGTGATGGCTATGAGCAGATTGCCGGCGAGGGCATCAATCCCGAAAAGCAGTCCTGGCCAATAACCCTCACGGGTAAAAAAGCAGAGATGCTTACCGCTCTGAATTTCTGCCGTTCGCACATCACAAAATCGTTTATCTGGACATCACCTATTGGCGAGGCAGGACTTTACCGCGTTGAGGCAGATTCAGTGAAAGCGCAGCCCCTCTCCAGCAAAATAATGACCGTAACCGCTACTTTCAAACAGGCATACGCACCATGATCACAGAAGATTACCAGCGACTCGAACCGGGCAATAAAATTCGCCTCATTGAGGTTGATGGCTCCTCTTTTGGTGTCGATGACGTATTGCGTTTTCATGCCTACAACTTGCCCCATGCAGCTGATGAAATTGCCGCTGCTGGTGGGGATGAAACGAAACTTGCAGCAAAGAGTATCTGGTGGCAGGGAAAAGAATATGCCGCCTGGCCATATAAGCTCGAAGGGCTTGAGGCATCAACCGACGGCAGCAGTGCACAACCGACTCTGACGGTGGCAAACATCGACAGCTCGATCACTGCGCTCTGTCTGGCCTACGATGACATGCTCCAGGCGAAGGTTACTATTCACGATACGTTTGCCCATTATCTGGATGCCAGAAACTTTCCAGAAGGAAATGCTACTGCTGATCCGCTGCAGGTCAGAAAACGGGTGTTCTACATCGATGGTAAGAACAACGAACTGGCGGGGGAAAGCGTCGAGTTTATTCTCACTAGCCCTATGGATCTTCAGGGGTTAATGATACCGACGCGTCAACTCCACTCGCTATGCACATGGTGTATCCGAAACCAGTATCGCTCGGGTGACGGGTGCGATTACGCCGGCACCAGTTACTTCGACCTGAACAATAATCCGGAAGACGATCCGTCGCTTGATGTCTGCAATGGCACGCTTACCGCATGCAGGTTGCGGTTTGGTGAGAATGAAGAATTGCCCTTCGGTGGTTTCCCGGGCACTTCCCTTATCAGGAGCTAATCATGCGTCAGAAAACGATAAACGCCATCATGGCTCATGCTGCTGCAGAGTACCCACGTGAGAGCTGTGGAGTGGTCGCGCAGAAAAGCAGAGTGGAGCACTATTTCCCGTGCCGTAACTTATCGACTGAGCCGATGGAGCAATTTCATCTTTCACCTGAGGATTACGCTGAAGCTGAAGATTGGGGAACGGTGATTGCTATAGTTCATAGCCATCCTGACGCTACGACTCAACCAAGCGAGTTGGATAAAGCACAGTGTGATATGACGCTTTTGCCCTGGCATATCGTGAGTTGGCCTGAAGGAGATCTGTGTACCATTCAACCGCGTGGTGAGTTACCGCTAGTGGGGCGTCCGTTTGTTCTGGGCGTGTACGACTGTTGGGGGCTTGTGATGAGCTATTTTCGCCAAACCCATGGCATTGAGTTGACCGACTATCGTGTGGATTATCCGTGGTGGGAGGACAGTTATTCGGACAATTTCTATCAGGAATGCTGGTATGAATGTGGTTTCCGCGAATTTGCTGGTCCCCCGCAGGCTGGCGATATGATGATCATGCAGGTACAGGCCAATAAGTGGAATCATGCCGGCATCTTGCTTGAAGGGAATATGCTACTTCATCATCTGTATGGCCACCTCAGCCAGCGTGTGCCTTACGGCGGGTACTGGCGGGAACGAACAATGAAGATAGTTCGTTTTAAGTCTGATGGGGACAGAGACTCCAACTAACGCGACTCAATGTGTTAGTTATTGATTTTCAAGATACTTATTTACATGTTAGGATTAATCCGAACAATACTAATGGGAATAAGATTTTGAAAAAACTACTAATTATTTTAGCTGTTCTTACATTGGCAGGATGTGCACGTCCTTATGGGCAGGCAGAAAAGATACTAAATCAAGAAATCGTAACACCCAAAACTGATACACAGCAGACAAAGGTTACTGTTACACGAAATAAACAATTCATTGGTGGCGGAAGTGGAGGAATGTGTAAGTTCCTGGTTGCTATCGATGATAAAGATGTCGCCCTTCTAAGACAGAATCAATTCGTTACAGCTTATTTAACTGATGGTCCTCATAAATTACGAGTCAGTAACGAATGTAATGTTCTAAGCATGGGTATGCGAAAAACTCTTGATCTCGTTGCCGATGGCACGCCGCAAGAATATGTGGCAGAAGTTGGTTTCTGGGGACAATATAGGATGTGGAAAGTTAAGTAAATTCATAAATAAATTTAAGGTCGCTCAGGCGGCCTTTTTTTATGGAGTTAATATGACTGCGTTACTCAATAAAGAGCCTGCCCGAACAATTCGGCTTTATGGCATCCTCGGCGCTACCTTTGGCCGTGAATACAAGCTCTCAGTCGCATCACCCAAAGAGGCCATCCGAGCCCTTTGCGTCATCGTCCCTGGCTTCGAACGTTTCCTGAATACCAGTAAGCAGCGGGGCCTAACTTACGCTGTTTTCAGTGGGAAACGCAACCTAATTTCTGATGAGCTCGATATGGATAAAGGCTGCGATGATATCCGTATCGCGCCAGTAATCATTGGTAGCAAAAAAGCTGGCGCATTCCAGACGATACTCGGTGCGGTATTGGTCGTCGTCGGCGTTGCGATTGGTTACTTTTCTGCTGGCACGCTATCAGCGGCAGGTTATGGTGTAGCGAAGTTCGGTGCTGCGATGATGATCGGCGGCGTAGTACAAATGATGTCGCCGCAGACGGCGGGTCTTGCCAGCAAGCAATCGGCAGACAACAAGGCCAGCTATGCCTTTGGTGGAGTAACCAATACGATAGCCCAGGGTAATCCTGTGCCGCTCCTTTACGGCAAGCGCCGCATCGGTGGAGCGATCATCTCCGCCGGTATCTATGTTGAAGATCAGCAGTAAGCATGCTGTAATGGGCTTACTTAATATAGGGTAACTTGAGCTTAGATTCAAAAATGAAAAAAATATCTACTCTTTTTCTTTGTACTTCCTTATTTTCAGGCATGGCTTTAGCTGAGAACCATTACATACCTCTTCTCTATAATTTATCTACTATGTTTGATTTCAATCCAGTTAAAGGATCTGTCAAATCATTAGATACGAATGTTGAAGTAAATGGTAAGGTCACTTATAAAATTGCCATCAGAATAGCTAAGAATGGTTGTGTCGAAAGCTTAGATCTTGATAACGTTTCGTCTGGTCATGAAACCAATCTAAAAAATAGCAATGGAAGTCTTGTTGGCCAGAGAGATGGTAAGCCTTTCTCTATACAGTTCGATGAAAAATGTAATATTTTGACTAAAAATGAAAATGGTGACGAGTTGCGATACAGTCTTTACTCGAATGGTTTAATTAAAGATACCTATTTTTTGGGTAAGAAAATAGCTGAGCATTTTTATGATGATGATTCTAATTTGATACGTTCTGAGTTTTATAGTTCAGGAAAGGTCCTATCCAAAAACGAAATATCTTATGTTGATAAAGACAGGAAACCTCTTGATTATAAAATTATAAACACATCAGTTTACTCGGAAGGTTATACAGCAACGAATACTTGCCATTATAGCGAAAAGCTTGTTCCTGAAATATGTAAAGTAACAATGCAGAGCGCAGGGAATCCTGTGCCGAAGCCAGTATTAATGACAGCGAATACGAAAGTTGAATTCTACTAGATTAAACACATTTCAATAAGCCACCTCCGGGGGGCTTTTTTTATGGGCGCAATATGGCTATAGCAACCGCTATTAAAGGCCGCAAGGGCGGCAGTTCAAGCTCAAGAACTCCTACAGAACAGCCAGACGATCTACAGTCAGTAGCCAAGGCAAAAATCCTACTCGCGTTGGGAGAGGGGGAGTTTGCTGGTGGCCTCACTGCACGTGACATTTATCTCGATGGCACTGCACTTGAAAACGCAGATGGCTCGCAGAACTTCAGCGGTGTGGCGTGGGAGTTTCGTTCGGGTACGCAGGCGCAGAAATACATCCAGGGTATTCCCGGAACCGAAAATGAAATCAGTGTGGGCAATGAAGTCTCAAGTGAAACGGCCTGGACGCGTACCTTCACCAACACGCAATTATCAGCTGTTCGCCTGCGTCTGAAATGGCCCTCTCTTTTTAAGCAAGAGGACGACGGCGATCTCGTTGGCTATTCCATCAATTATGCTATCGATCTGCAGACCGACGGTGGCACATGGCAGACCGTGCTCAATACCAGCGTTACGGGGAAAACGACCTCCGGTTACGAGCGCAGCCACCGTATCGATTTACCGCAGGCGGGCAGCACCTGGACGCTTCGTCTGCGCAAGATAACCGCTGACGCAAATAGCGCGAAAATCGGCGATGTAATGACGCTGCAAAGCTTTACTGAGGTGATTGACGCCAAACTGCGTTACCCGAATACGGCGTTGCTCTATATCGAGTTTGACTCAAGCCAGTTCAACGGCTCCATCCCTCAGATTTCCTGCGAACCTCGCGGACGCGTAATCCGTGTTCCCGATACCTACGATCCTGAGACTCGAACCTACAGCGGTACCTGGACGGGCACGTTTAAGTGGGCGTGGACGGATAATCCTGCATGGATTTTTTACGATCTGGTGGTCACTGACCGCTTCGGCTTAGGCAATCGTCTCACTGCGGTCAATATCGACAAATGGTCGCTTTACCAGGTTGCGCAGTACTGCGATCAGCAGGTACCAGACGGCAAGGGCGGGAGTGGTACCGAGCCGCGATATACCTGCAACGTCTACATTCAGGACAGAAACGACGCCTACACCGTGCTACGAGATTTTGCGGCCATATTCCGCGGTATGACTTATTGGGGTGATGACCAGATTGTCTGCCTCGCGGATATGCCGCGTGATGTCGATTTCAGTTACACCCACGCCAATGTTGTTGACGGTAAATTCACCTACTCCAGCAGCACGACCAAGAGCAGGTACACAAACGCGCTGGTCTCATGGTCCGATCCGGATAATGCCTACGCTGATGCTATGGAGCCGGTTTTTGAACAGGCACTGGTGGCGCGCTATGGCTTCAACCAGCTCGAACTGACGGCCATAGGTTGCACCAGACAATCGGAGGCGAACCGAAAAGGGCGCTGGGGCATTCTCACCAATAACAAAGACCGTGTGGTGACCTTTAATGTCGGGTTGGACGGCAATATTCCACAACCTGGATATGTCATCGCTGTGGCGGACAGGAACCTTTCCGGACGTGATTTGGGCGGTAGAGTCGCCAGTGCAAATGGCCGGGTTATCACTCTTGATCGAGCTCCTGGTGCCGCGGCAGGAGACAGGCTAATCGTTAACCTGCCTTCCGGTGTTGCTCAGTCACGCACTATCCAGGCGATTTCAGATAAAGCGGTCACTGTCACCACGCCGTATAGCGAAACACCAAACGCTGAAGCTGTCTGGTTGTTAGAGAGTGATGAACTTTACTCGCAGCAATACCGTGTTGTTAGCGTGACGGACAACGATGATGGGACATTTACCATCGCCGGAGCTAATCACGATCCGGATAAATACGCCCGCATTGATACAGGGGCGATCATCGACCAGCGCCCGATAAGTGTTATTCCTCCGGGCAATCAGGCGCCACCAGCAAACATCGTTATCAACTCCTTCTCGATGGTTCAGCAGAATATCAGCGTTGAAACAATGCGCGTCAGTTGGGACCAGGCGCAGAATGCTATCGCCTATGAAGCGCAGTGGCGCCGCAACGACGGAAACTGGGTGAACGTACCGCGCAGCTCCACCACGTCTTTTGACGTACCGGGTATTTACGCCGGGCGCTACCTGGTGCGCGTGCGCGCCATCAATGCTGCGGAAATTTCATCTGGCTGGGGATATTCAGAAGAGAAAACGCTGACGGGTAAAGTGGGCAATCCACCGAAGCCAGTGGGCTTTATCGCTTCTGAAAACGTGGTGTTTGGAATCGAGTTGAACTGGGGGTTCCCGGCGAACACCGACGATACGCTGAAGACTGAAATCCAGTACAGCCAGACCGGGGCCGAAGATGATGCGATGCTGCTGGCCGATGTGCCTTACCCGCAGCGCAAATATCAACAGATGGGCCTCAAGGCGGGACGGATTTTCTGGTACCGGGCGCAGCTGGTGGACCGAACCGGCAACGAATCGGGGTTCACAGACTGGGTTCGGGGCCAGGCCAGCATCGATGTTTCCGACATCACTGATGCCATCCTGGAGGATATCAAAGAATCGGACACGTTTAAGGACCTGATCGAGAACGCCGTCGACAGCAACGAAAAAATTACTGGCATGGCCAACGACATCAAACAGAATGCCGACGACATTGAACAGCAGGCGCTGGCAATTCAGGAAAACTCAGATGGTCTTGCTCAGGCAGCTGTGAAGATCGACGAGATTTCTGTATCGATGGATGGAATGACGGGAGGGGTGAAGAACTCCGCTATCGCCATAATCCAGAACGGGCTGGCGCAGGTCACTTCGCGTCGATCTCAAACCGTGACGAATGCCGGAAACAGCGCCAGCATCGACCGCATTGACACAACGGTTGCGGATACCAGTTCGGCGGTTGCCCGTGCACTTGTTACGCTGGATGCATCTGCCGGTGGCAATATTTCTAACGCAACCGATCTCACCGAAACCCTGGCTGACTTCACTCAGGCATCTGCAACAAAAATCAATTCTCTGACCGTAACGGTGAATGGACAGACTGCTGCTATCACGCAAACCGCTAATGCGGTTGCTGACATTAACGGCAACATCAGCGCGATGTATAACATCAAAGTTGGCGTGGCCGCTAACGGGCAGTATTACGCCGCCGGGATGGGGATCGGCGTAGAGAACACGCCTTCTGGTATGCAGTCGCAGGTTATCTTCCTGGCAGACCGTTTCGCTGTAACCACGCAGGCTGGCAACACTGTAGCATTGCCCTTTGTGATCCAGAACGGCCAGACTTTTATCCGAGATACATTCATCCAGGACGGGACCATATCTAACGCTAAGATTGGTAATTACATCCAGTCAAATAACTACGTGGCGGGTTCCGCTGGCTGGAAACTTGATAAGGGTGGCACCTGGGAAAACTACGGCAGCGACGGTCAGGGGGCAAGAAAATCGACCAACGTCACTGACAGTATCAGGGACTCGAATGGCGTTCTCCGCGTGCAAATCGGAAAACTCACAGGGGTGTTTTGATGTCATGGGGTATACAAACATGGGATGCGTCGGGTAAACCCAATAACTACGGTATCAAGCCAGTTTCCGTTGTTGGGCGTATACAACTGGCTGCCGGACAAACATCCGGCAGTTGGTCTTTTACGGTTCCCTCTGGAATGAAAGTCGGCTTTGTTCTTTCACTCGATGAAGGAGGGAGCAGCGTAGGTCGCCGCATTATAGCATCGGGGAACACTATAATCGTATCAGCTGCCTCTACTGTAGGACTGGGCAATTATCCGGCATCAAAGTGTGAGGTGGTCATTTTCATGGAGAAATCATAATGGCCGAATTTGGCGCAATGATATTAATGGATAACGGGAATCCCTTTGTAACGCCACAATCAACGCCTTTTTGTCTTTACGGAAAGTACACCTTTAATTCATCCGCTAACGGCAGCTCTCAGCAGGTCGCACAGAATATTGCATTGAACGCAAGTTATCCTGCGATGGTATTTATTAAAACCACCAATACAGCACAGCCCACGCCTGTTATGTCTTACAGGAATGGAGGTAATATATATGTTGGCGGGGTTAACCCCTATAACCAGAGTTTCACCCTGACAGTATATGTATTTGCCGTATTCCCGCAGACATTACCGAAATGGGGTCTGGCTATTTGGGACGCCAGCGGAAAACTTGTGCTGACAAATGAGTCTCGCGTTTTATCAGACCTGCAGACAGTTGGCACGCCCGGCGCAAACGGCGGTATCAATATTGAGCAGACACTGAGCGGTTCATGGGCTGTCGCGCCTGCTCAGTTGGGTCAGACCATAATCGTAAATAACTCCACCCAACCTCCTACCATTTACACAATCAATGCATATTCGTCATGCAGGTTCGATGGAGCAAACACGAGGATAAACGCAGGCGGGACTTCAACGGTAACAGGGACGCCGGGAGGCGGTACAAATACCGGGATTTCATTAACAGCGATAAATACAGCAGCCTATGACTAATTGATCGTTTTGGGCGATCAATAACAGATAATTGATCTATCTAATCAATTATACCCACCTGTTTCATGTTGGTATTGTCTAAGTTAATGAATACCTTGGGATACCATCACATGAATAAGCTACTCATCTGCCTGGCTGGAGCTGTCATGCTGTCTGGCTGCGCTGGCGTACTTGATAAACAGGAACCAGTTTGCAGCGGCACAGCCATCGTTGGCGGTCAGGAAAATACGGTTCAAATTTACGGCGTTCGCAAATTAAACAACCAGACACAGTACCGAGCCGGATACCCTTTCAACTGGCGCTGGGTAAGTGCGAACACATTCACTGACACCACCTGCAAATAACCAACCATTTTGAATAACAACCTCGCTCTGGCGGGGTTTTTTATTGCCTGGAGAAAATATGATTTATAACACCGGCACAATCGCCATAAATGGAAATACCGCAACCGGCACAGGCACAAACTGGACGGCTCCCGCCAGCCAGGTCCGCGCTGGCCAGACTATTATCGTCATGTCTAACCCGGTCCAGATGTTCCAGATTTCAGCCGTGAACAGCTCCACTTCAATGACGGTAACGCCTGCTGCTTCCCCGGCGCTGAACGGCCAGAAGTACGGCATTCTGGTATCAGACAATATCTCTGTCGATGGCCTGGCGCAGGCGATGTCTCAGCTCATCAAAGACTACGACGAGAATATCGGTGCGTGGGAGACGTTTGCCACAACCTCGGCAAACCAGAGCATCACTGTCACCATCAACGGCAAGGTAGTAACCATTCCAGCGATCGGCAAGTTACTGCAGAAAGGAAGCAATGGTGCGCTGGGGATTGCTGGCGGCGGTACCGGCGCAACGACCAAAGAAGACGCTCGCACAAACCTCGGTTTGGGAAGTAGTGCGACGAGGAACGCTTATAGCAGTTCTGGAGACATTCTTTCTATGGGCGATTTTGGTCTTGGTTCAGCTCGAGGCGATACAGCTTCTATCCCTGATTTGGCAAATGGAAATAGTGCTGATTTAAAAACTGGTTTTTACGCATCGAATGGTGATTTTGTTGGCGCTCCGGGGGGCATCGGTAATGGCCAGTTCGTTGGAGTCATTGCGTATAACTGCACCAATAACAATCTTTTTAAGTTTCAGATTGCCGGGTCCTACTCTGCTTCAGGGAGGATGTTCTTTCGCTCTATGAGCAATGGTGGGTATAACGCCTGGCGGGAACTCTATCACACAGAAAATACCACCAAAGCTAGTGATGGCACACTGAAAGCCGCATCGCCTGTGATTAAAGTGTTTTCAGATGGCACATACCAGACCAACGACGAATCAGAGGGATGCTCCGTAACCCGTCTGTCTACAGGTGAATATCTGGTAGAAGGGTGTGAGGGGCTAAACTCTGACGCTGCCTGGGGCGGCATCGATGGCGGTTTTGACATCCCTACCGACCGCAACAAGCAGCCGCTCATCTGGCTGGATTACGAAGTCAGCGCCGATGGTTCTGTGTTGATAAAAACCTATCATCGTACTCACCCCGGCGCGCCAGCGTTCGCCAGTAACGAGCTGCAGAGTGTTAGCAATGGCGATCCCGTTGATATTCCTCATGACCAGTTTTTGTCCGTCCGCGTCGAAATGCCTGCCGATTCTTTATACAACCAAAGAATGAGAGCGGCTGTGCTCACCATGATTAACGACGAAGGTGAATAAAGGTCGGTATGGGAGACGGCGCCACCATGAAGTGATCCTTGCATTGATGGAGAAAGTAGAACTTCTTAATACTCAACTTTTAAAACAGAAGGGGGAAGGTTAATCGTTTTTTTGGTGTAATACGTCAGTGGTCAGGATAGTAACGTTTTTTTGCTTCACATATGTACCGCTATCGCATAAGTCAGGTGTCCCGGACTCCATCAATACGGCAAGTAATGTTAGGCCGCAGTAAACATAAGTTATACTGAAATTTCAGAGGTCTTCATTGTCTCTACTATGCTGTATGATAACAAAAGTTCATCAATTTCAGGAGTTCAATAGCTATGGGAGGCGCAGGGTTGAGTACTTTAGATGGTAGTTCAGATAAACATTTAGCAACTAAATACATGTTTTGGATATTAATATTCTCGTTAATACCTTTTCCGGTTGTGTTTTATGCTAATTTGATGTCACCAGATTCAGTTGTTCTGAATTTTATAGCAAATAAAACTGAAGCGTTGCCAGGGATGACTTCTATCGGAAGTCCTCTCCTCAGTGAGATTATGAGTTCTTATTGTAAGTTAGCACCTGTGTTCAGTTTTATTTTCTTTATGCTTACATATGATAAGCTGAGAATAAATACATCGCTCGGTAAAGCAAAGACATTTCAAGTTCTTGTGTTATTTTTAGCTTTCTATATTGTGGTATCATATTTTCTGCTTTTCTATGATGTGGAACTGACCGAGTCAAAGAGATTTTTGCACATGATGTCTCAAACCGAGACGTTATTGACTTTACTATATTGTATAGTGTTTTCTGCAATCTATATTTTAACCTGCTACTTACTCAGCTTTATTTATGCGGCAATTTTGATTTTCAAAAAGTAAAAAACAGGCGCTAATGCGCCTGTTTAATCAGTGAGCTGATTTTATAAGTTCATTATTAATTGCTGTTGCCACATTTTCATCAATTAACGATGCAATAATGCCAACGGTAATAATACCTACAACCGCAACAGCCGAAACAGGAAGTCCAACTGTAGCGGCTATAAATGGTGCAGTATAGGCAACAACACCGAGTCCTACCGCTGTAGCCAAACTACTTAGAGCCCATGATTCAATCTCCAGAACCAGGGGGCCCCAGTTATTGGTTTCAAAACCAATTCGGGTTTTATCAATAACTTTGCCAGCTAACATTACGGTATCTGCACCTTTAAACGCTTTGCTCAGGTTGCTAAGGTTGCCAGCCATCGTCTGAGCGTTAGCCTGTTTGAGAGCGTTGATGATCGCTGATTTATCAGCTGAACTCATTTTCAAACCTGGGTTGGAGGCAATTTTATTCAGCGATGCTGTTGCGTCATTGAAGCTACGTATTTTCTTGCCCTGAAAACTTTTCAAATCTGCTGCAATTTTATTTGCATGCGTTTTGAATTGTGCGCTCGCATGCGCACTAATTGTTTCACCTGTACCAGCGATGATTTCACTTGTTTTTTGCAAAACTTCTGCTTCATCTCTTTTGGCTTGTTCTGCTGCTGCAGCCAGTTTTTTATCTTCATCAAGCAGCTTTTGAAGATTGGTCAGAAGGTTACCTCTGGCCGCTTTAGGGATTTTCCCTGTTTTAAGCGTCTCCTTATATAAATTGGTCAGAGCTTTACGCGAAGGGTTATCATGATAATATTTATTAACACGTTCAGAAAGAGTCGGAGGAGCATTGTTTTTATTATCTTCATTAACTGCGGTGTCAATCAGACCACCCAGAACTGAACCTGGTAAGTCTTTACTATTAGAATTCGAACCGCTAAGTTTATGCCCTGTGGTAATTCTCCCAGAAGTATAAGGTACGCCGTCGTTTGTCGTAATTGAAATTAAACCAGTCAGACCCAAAGTGCTAGCCTGGTATGCATTAATCCCGTCAATCGACACTGTTATAGTACCGTCAACACTGAGTCCCGTTACTGTCACTTTAGCGTTTGGGTTCATCAAGAGAGCACCTTTTCTAAGGGCTACTATTTTTTTTCTTACAGCTGGGTCGTTGAATACCGCTGCTACTTGTGCATTTTGCGCAGGGGTTCCTGAATTACTTCCATGGTCTTTTGAACCCGAATTTCCGGCACCACCGGTTCCATTGCCATGACCACTATTATTGCTGCCGGTATTTTTACCGGGAGTACCATCTACATTTAAAGTATCTTCGCTCATAAAATCCCTCTTAATTATTGAATACAATGCGTTACAAATAAACAGCTGTATATGCATACAGTATTGCGAGGATATCCTTTGAATCTTTTACTGTCAATAGAGCGTTAAGTTATTTTGAGAAAATAGTGACATAGTTCTAGAAAAAATAATTAATAGTGACATCCGTGGATTAGGGGAAACTTCAATCCCTAATAATTAGGAGTTGCAGAGATAATATTTTTTTAAAGTGTCTTGCCTAACAAAAACTATAATTTCAATGCCAGCATTTGGAAAAAGATGCCACCGCCATATTTAGTAGAGTTCAGATGGAAGGTGCAAGATAAAAATCGGCATCAGTACTGTTTCATCAACAAAGCAAAAACAACAGTCATACCGTGAATCTGATAACACATTTAAGTAAGACCCATGCATCATCACTTTTTTGGAAAAATTTACACAAGAGATATTCTCAAAGTCGATAACCACTTACAGACGTGGTGATGAAGCTTTGAACAGATGGAGTCACTCATCTCTCTTGATCAATGCCTCGAACAAAACTACTGTATATAAAAACAGTATTGAGGCGTGCATTATGAAGTTGTACAGACCAGCAGAGTTACGTGAAGTCATTGCTATCCCGCTTTTCAGCGACTTAGTGCAATGTGGATTTCCCAGCCCGGCAGCGGATTATGTCGAGCAGCGTATCGATCTGAATGAATTGATGATTCATCACCCGAGTTCAACCTACTTTCTGAAGGCTGCCGGGGACTCGATGATCGATGCGGGAATCGGGGACGGTGATCTGCTGGTGGTGGACAGCTCCATCACAGCAGATCATGGAGATATTGTGATCGCCGCAGTGGAAGGGGAGTTCACAGTAAAACGCCTGCAGCTTCGACCGACTGTCCAGCTTAATCCAATGAATAGCGCTTACAGCCCGATCATCGTGGGCAGTGAAGATACCCTGGACGTTTTTGGCGTCGTGACTTTCATCGTTAAATCGGCGAGCTGAAGTATGTTCGCGCTCTGTGATGTGAATTCCTTCTATGCATCATGCGAGACGGTTTTCAGACCGGATCTGCGGGGGCGGCCAGTAGTTGTTCTTTCTAATAACGATGGTTGTGTGATCGCGAGATCAGCAGAGGCTAAGGCGGCTGGAATTACCATGGGTGAGCCGTTCTTTAAGCAGAAAGATCTGTTCCGGCGCGCTGGCGTTGTCTGCTTCAGCAGCAACTATGAGCTGTATGCTGATATGTCGAACCGGGTGATGACTACGCTGGAGGAAATGAGTCCTCGCGTGGAAATTTACAGCATTGACGAGGCTTTTTGTGACCTGACTGGTGTTCGCAACTGCCGGGACCTGACTGATTTCGGCAAGGAGATCCGCGCGACAGTTCTGAAGCGTACACACTTGACCGTTGGTGTTGGCATTGCTCAGACGAAGACACTGGCGAAGCTGGCAAATCACGCAGCGAAGAAATGGCAGCGCCAGACAGGCGGGGTGGTTGATTTATCCAATATCGATCGCCAGCGTCGGCTGTTGGCTATCGTGCCTGTAGAGGACGTATGGGGCGTCGGAAGGCGCATCAGCAAGAAGCTGAACGCAATGGGCATTAAAACTGCCCTCGACCTTTCGGAGCAGAGCACGTGGATAATCAGAAAGCACTTTAACGTTGTACTCGAGCGGACAGTCCGGGAGCTGCGCGGCGAACCCTGTCTCGATCTTGAGGAGTATGCCCCAGCGAAGCAGGAGATTGTTTGCAGCAGGTCGTTCGGTGAAAGAGTTACTGTGTATGAACAGATGCGCCAGGCTATCTGCAGCTATGCCGCCCGTGGTGCTGAAAAACTTCGGGGTGAACATCAATACTGCCGCTTTATCTCGGCGTTCGTGAAAACCTCTCCCTTTGCGCTTAACGAGCTGTATTACGGTAACAGTGCGTCCATGAAGCTTCTCACCCCCACTCAGGATTCCCGCGACATTATCAACGCCGCGGTAAAGTGCCTGGACAAAATCTGGAAGGATGGCCACCGATATCAGAAAGCGGGGATCATGCTCGGAGACTTTTTCAGTCAAGGCGTGGCCCAGCTCAATTTATTTGACGAGAACGCACCGCGGGCCGGTGGCGACAAGTTAATGGAGGTGCTGGATCAGTTGAACGCTAAAGGCGGGAAGGGCACACTTTACTTTGCTGGGCAGGGCATACAGCAGCAGTGGCAGATGAAGCGTGAAATGCTCTCGCCGAGGTACACGACGAGATACGCTGACCTTCTTAGGGTGCGATGAGAATCAAAGCATAAATTGGTCCGCTAAGTGCCAGATGCGGACGTTTACTTGGTATTTCGCCCAATTAAGCCAGCCTCTCTATCTCTCGTACCACGCAGATCGCTATGGTGTTGGATTGTCAGTTTAACTACATCTAATGCTCTGATATTTCAGATGGTTTGAAAGTCCATTATCAGCAAGACGCTGATTGGTTAACTAGTGGACGGTTTGGTGATGGTAGGCGTAAGCGGGTCCTGCCAAATGGCTATTAAAGGGATTGCGATTATCGTGGCGTTCATGATCGATCATATGCAAAATCGCATGCAGCAGAAGGCGGTAGTGGTGGCGTAGAAGGTGGTGATGGAGGGGAAATAGTACCGCTAATTGTGCCTCTGTGAGGTGTGATAACATCAAAAATCCACTGCAAAATGCAACATATAAAACCAGTCCGGTAATGAGAACTTAATTCTCTCACTACTAATTTTGGTAGCCAAAAAAAATAGCATTATTATGTAGATTAGAACAAAAATAAGTCTACTCTGATAGTCATTGTTTTGAGCAGCGTGGTGATGTTTATCTGCTTGAAATTTAATCGATTAATTCTGATTTGAGATTGTTTCTCGCAAGGATATGGCTATGGCAAAGGCAAAAACTCCAACTAAACTGATCAAAGGCAATATATTTGAATTCTATGTACCTAAAATATACGGAACAAAGCCAAGACCTAAAAAGATAACGGACAAAAAAGACCCAACCAAAAAGGTTTACGATAAAAGCAAACCAGCATTATTTTTAAAGAATTCTTTTACGAAGACGACAAATATTCCATTCGGAAGTAGTTCTAAAAAAAATCTCTCAGTGCGTTATCCTGCATTATTACTACCTCAAATTGTCCATGCTGCGCTTGAGTGTGGGTACGGTCGTAAAGGAATGTGGTCCTCTCACCTTCTTCTAAATCATAAAGAGTCACTTGAACTTTCATCTTATTTACTCAAAAGATTATTAATGGTAGCCTCATGCATCAAAGTTGATAAAAATTATGCTTACTTTACACAAGAATTTTATTCAAAAATAGAACCTTCAGAAAAAGTTGCAATATCATTTATAGTAGGTGGTATAGGGAGTTTTATTTCGGCGTATCATTGGCTTGCTGCTGCGGGTGAAAAAATTAATGTTATGTTACATACCAGTATTTATACTAAAGGCTTGTATCCTTTTGTAATAACAAATCCTTTAAACACTAAAAAGTCGCCCGACTATCTTATTGAGTCTGACAGTGGAGAATGGCATGTTTTTGAAAGTAAAGGTGGCACAGATGGTGGGCGTAATAAAAGGATTCAGGAAGGTTTACTTCAGCTTGGGGAAATAACCCACCTTGCATGGGGTTCACCTGCTTTTACTCTAAAGAAAGTGCAAACAAATGTATGTACACACACGTGTATTGATGCTGGCAGTCCTTTGAAGGTGCTAGCCTATGATCCTCCAGGTGAGAATACCGAAGAAGTGAAAGCCATCATTCTTGATGAAGCCGTTTGCAAGCTACTTAAAATCGTTGAAAGTTTGGATCAATTCCATGTGCTTGGTACAGAATTGAGTACCGAAGATGGCTGGGGATGGAAGATGGTGCCGCAGATTAAAAACTTACGGGTGGCTCTACCATCTCAATACTTCGAGCTTGAAGAGGAGCTTAGAACAAGCCTGGGATTATATTTTCTTGCAATTGAAAGTGTAGATAAATATAAAAATAGAGTGCAGTGGCCGGCAGATCTTACCATCCATAACATTGTCAAAAAAATAACCGCGTATAAATTCGAAGATAAAAAACATGTTATGGCGGAGAAGTTTTTTAGTTTTATTTCAGGACTAAATGAAACGGAAGAGTCCACTACTTTCATTACGAGTTGCCACCAATACCTGAATTTTGATGAAATATTAAATGAATTCATTGCTGTATTGCAGGCGCTTATTATTCAAGCAAATTTATCACCATCCCCCCACAATGAAATTAAAAAAACTGATGTTTTGACCTCGAGCGGAATGTTAATCAGAGAAGTTAATGAAGTAGAATAAAATATTATGATATTAACTAGGGTGGGTATCAACTATATCTTACCCATCCTACACATTTGCATAAATCAGTTTTCAGCACATTACGCGCCGCCGGGTAGTAGGTTATCCGCACATCAATATAATCTCCCTCCAGCGCACCACGCTCAGACAGCAGTTTAAGCGTATCCAGCCCAGCTACGCCCGGGCGACCCACCAGCCGGTGCGCTGTAACTCCGCCTTGCCTGATCGGGGTTACCAAATGCGGTAAATCATCTCAATGCCTGAAAAAGTCCGCTCCTCGCTCTGAGCGGACCTTCTGCTGTGTGAGTTCGTCCGCTCCAGGCCAACATCGGACTTTAAGTGTTAGTTGACGGATCGTATTCCCACTGTGATTCGTTACTGTAAATCGTACCATCATCATCCATTACCAAGGCATTAAGGTGCTTTGCAATCTCAAGCATCTTTCTGTAAAGGTATGTGTCTGGCCATTTGGTATAGATATTACCTGCGCACCAATCAAGCCATGGCTCTCCGTAAAAAGAGGGACCAGACCACAATGCGTGGTAATCACCGTTCATTATATATCTGCTTAATTCATTATCACTGTTAATGTAATTGAGCCATTCATCAGCCGTTATCTGTGCATCATCATTATCTGCCCAAAATTCAGCTCTCGTTATGTGAAATTCAACACCCATAGCATCACCTAAACGCCGAAATCGTTCTCACAAACTAACATACTGGTTTGTAAAGAGAGGTCACTATAATACCGATAGACTTGAAAGATATGTTCGTTTGTCGCTGAAAGCATACGAGAGCATGTTGTTTTTGTGCATCATATCTCAGCCTCGATTAGCTCCGGCCCCTGATTTCTCGGATTTCCTACGGCTCGAGTGACCGCATGCCAGATAAATTTCTCAGCCGCCACCGCACCGTCGGCAGCTAAATCTTCCGCTTCTTTCCCGCCCACATCTTGCCTCATCCATTCTCTGGCGGCTTCAGGTGACAGCACCAGTGGCCGCCGGTCGTGAATATCGACCAGCCCCTTATCGGCTGCCGAAGTCACAATCAGGAAACCTTCTGTATCGTCCCCGCGTTCGAATGGGGTGCTGCCGATCACTGCCATAAAAATCGGTTTACCGTCGGCCCGATGAATGAAGTAGGGTTGTTTTTTGTCACCTTCTTTTTTCCACTCAAACCAACCGTCTGCGAAACAAATCGCCCGGCCATGCTGCCAAAGAGGTTTGAACATTCTGCTGGTGGCTGCCGTCTCTACGCGCGCGTTTATCAGTGGTGGTTTGTCCCACCACCCGGGCGCGTAACCCCAAAACACTGGATCAAGATGTAGCTGCTCGTCACGTTCGCTCAGCAGCAAAACTTTAGTGCCTGGCGCCACGTTATACCTGCCGATCGGTTCCGGGTCATAAGCGATATCGCGATCGGTTTCGTCTGCCAGGTATGCCAGATATTCTTCGCGAGTTTGAGCTTGTGCAAAGCGCCCACACAT